TAGATGCCAAGCACCGTTCTCTACCCAACCGTGATAAACACCATCTTCCAGTGTCACATCGCTACAGTAGAGCCAGTGGTCGTCTTCAAATAGAAATACTTTGGTAGACATTAGAAGTCCTCCTTAGAGGCATTTTCAATTCGATCATACACACTAAGTCCAAAGTTTACCATAGTAGACTTGCCAGTAGCTGGCAATCCAGCCATCATAGTGCAAATAGGTTTAGCCATGATATTTCACCTTTACAATTTCTAATGCTTTTTTGTGAGCTTCAGTTTTTGCGTCTTTAAGTTTTTGCTGTAAGACGTAAGCTTTGGCTTCTTTGAGTGTTGCCATTTTCACATCGTAAGTATAATCTTTGTATTCAGTAAAATTTTCCCAGCTCCCTAAAAGCCAATATTTATATTGAACATAAAACATATGCTTACCGTCGCGGCGGGTTTCTTCACGAATTCTGTATTTTATAGCCATTAGAAGTCCTCCTTAGCGGCATTTTCAGTCCAATCGAACTCTGGTTTGTTGCCGGCAACTCGTTGCGCCAATACACTAATACATTGATCTAATGGAAGTTGCTGTAAGGCTCTAAGAGCCTGTTCATATTTTGCTGCCTTATATAAGTCTGACATTACCGAGTCCCTTCTTTAGTCTTCGTTGCGAAGTTTGTGTTTTGCATAATATAGCCCTCTATGCTGTGTTAACCATTATTCTGGAATAGGCATCCAAGCAATGGGCCCATATACGGATTGACCATTGCCTTTGCCGCGAAGGTCAGAGATAAAATACTTTTCATCATCGTCCCAGGCGGCTACAGCAACACCATCCTGTCCCTGCACTAGAACATCTACGTGCAGATACTTTTTGTAGTCAAATGTCGAAATGTCTTTCCAAGTAGTCATTGTGCTGTTCCTTGTTTGCCATCTAGCTTTATTGTTTAACTGTAACTATTATATGATCACTTGCTCGTAATGTCAAGCTCTTTTTTAAGGCGGCGTTATCACTCATCTGTCATCTCCACAAATTTGCCATCTACAATTTTCATATATTTTGCTGGAACACTCAAGTCTCCAGCTCGTTTAAAATATGATCGGCCTCCGTCAACAGCGCAATCACCAACTTGGCGATAGTCGTGTCGATGCTGAGAATACTCCCAGCCCTCTGGACCTTCAATCATACCAAACTCAAGACCTTCGATAGGGTCGGCATTTGTAATCATTACAGTACCATCAGAAGCAAAGTGCGGATTACGATACAGACCAAAGTAGCGATTACCAAACTCTGGATGTGGCGTCTCACGATAGAAAATGTCAGCGGCATAGGTTGCGTGTTCATTAGGTGCTGATGTGCAGACATACTTTACAGTTACGCCATCTTTTTCACTATAGAGTTTTTCTACTCTTGCCGTGTCAAACAGTGGTGAGTGTTGAATATTCATTATTTGATACCTTCTGGTTTCTGTTTCGCCGATTTTAACTTTCATATCTATCTTCCATGATATTGCCACATTACTCCATTACACTTAGCATGAACTGCGCCTTCTGTCAAGTCATTGTCATGATTATGTTGTAAGTGTATTGGGTTTTTTAAGAATCCTGGAGGGAACAATTTTAAATTGATATCCATCTTTTGCATTTGCGGGTGTGGATCACCTTCCAAAGGAGAAAAGCACCAGTAGCACAATCCTTTTTGTTCACGTACATATTGTTCACGAACTTCTCGACGTTGCTTGGCTGATGCTTTGCTATAATAAACTGGTAGTTTGTAGTCCATTAGACAAGTACTGGTGTTACATTCGTTACACTATCCCAACGGAAACTGCGCCATGCAGATTTGTCTACATCCCATACAACTTGTGCATCTTCGTTAATTGCACGTACTTTTTTCTGTGTTAGAGGGTCTTCTTTTTTTGCTGGTGGCAATGCACTTTCTTGTAGTGTGCAAATCATAATACGGCTTGAACCATCTTTTTTAGTAAACGTTACTTCTACATTCTGTGTAGGCAATAACTCAAGTGCTTGCGTTTTAAATGTATCAGATGACATGTCCTGCCTCCCTAATACGAGCTTTCCACGCACCGCCAGTTTGTTGCTCTTTGAGTTGTAGTTTGCACCACTCTATAGTAGGCGCCTTAACATGTGGTTCAATTGAAGGGTTTTTATCAAGTGATTCAATCAAATGTGAAATTTGATTTGATGATAGTCCATTGAGTGTCATAGTTTGTTCCTCTGCAATTTCTGGTGTATTTAAATGATCAAAAACTGCTGCCAGTTTTTTACTTTTTTTCGAGTTTCCTGTAGCCATAAGTTTTACCTCCCATATGCGCTGTTAAGATATGTTGCATGGTCATTAGCTGCGTTACCAATACGATCCATACCATGCCTGCCACAAAAACGCATAAAGTGTATGCCTACTTGCGACTTAGGGTCTTTCTGTACTTGTTCAACAATAGCACTATCAAGTGCTTCCTTAACATAGGAAGGCTGTGCTGTTAAGTCAATAAGATGTACGTTACGCTGATAGTCTTCTAATACACGATGCTCTACACCTTCATGGTCAACCCAACGCTGTAGCATAAAGTTATTCCAATTAAAGCCTTTGTCGTTCTTGTCTGCATAGGCTTCCATCATACCAATCTTGTTCTTAGTACCCTTCTTACGAGCACCAGGAAAGGCACTAAACACATTGTCAGCACTGTCACCACGTATACACTTCTCAAACAACACCCACTGCGGGTCACCAATTACCTTAGGCTCTTTAGTCTTCTTATCCATAACAACCTTACCACGATCATTAAAGATGCCGTTATCAGTCATTAGCTGTCCAGTAATACCATTGTACTGATTAACATTAGGACCAATCAACTGATAGAAGTCACTGTCACTACTTACAATGCAATGCTTGTCATTAGGATGATTCTGTATCCAACGTGCAATAAAGTCATCTGCTTCACACTGCTTATTCTGCAATACTGTAACATTAGTACGCTCACGCATAAAGTCTTGGAATTCATCAAATGCATCCCAAAACTGCTGATCTTCAGCCTGCTCTTTATCTGTCTTTGCTTGTGCTGCTACTTTACGATTCTTCTTGTATGGTTCATAGAAGTCTTTACGCCAGCTACGTCCTTCTAAACATACAACAACATGAGATCCATTTTGCTCACGCCATACTTTGTTAATGCTACTAAACATAATGTGATATGCCATGCTAATCTTAGTGTCCATGTCATCGCCACGTACAACGTGTCGAGCTCGCATAAACATGTTAGCTGCATCTACTAAAATATAAGTCATATAGAGTATTACCTTTGTGTTTGTCTAGTATATACGATAGCATATATAGAAACAGTTGTCAATGGTTAAAATTCATCTTGTTCAGTGATGCCACGGCATAGTTGTGTAAACCATCCGTCTACCACTTCTTCTTCATCCATACCAGTAAACCCAGCATCACGTAGTTGGTTTATAAAGTGTTTGTTCCATTCAAGTTCAAAATATCCGTCTCCTGGATTATTTTTATCAATGTTAACATTGACTACTTTAATAAATGGCTCACCACGTGCGGTTGCTTTTTCTTTATCGCTCATTATCTCCTTGCGATTTTTACTCTTAAAGAGGCTTTTTAGTTTTTTAATCATAAATTACCATCCAATCTTTTCCCACGGTACATCTTTGTCACCAAAGTGTCCGTATGTGCAATTCTTACTATAATCATAATACTTGAACATATCAAATCTGTCAATGATTCCTTTTGGTGACAGGTCAATGTTGTCCTTAATAAACTTTTCAATACTCTTGCTATATCCATTTGAGTCGATATAGATACTTGTAGGTTGCTTTACACCAATAGCATAGCTCAACTGAATGTTACACCAGTCTGCCATTTCATCTGCTACCACATTTTTAGCGAGCCAGCGAGCCATGTATGCTGCTGACCTATCAACTTTTGTAGGATCTTTGCCACTAAAAGCACCTCCGCCATGAGGAGCAAATCCGCCATAAGTATCCACGATAATTTTACGCCCAGTAACACCAGCATCACCGTCGGGCCCGCCAATAACAAAGTTACCAGTAGGATTAAGGTGCCATACAGTTTTATCATCAATTAAATCTCCTAATACGTTAACGGCAGACTGTTTGCACAATTCACGTGCCAGTTCTACATTGCCTTCTGTGTGTTGTGTACTAATTACAACTTGGTCAATACGTTGTACTTTGCCACCTTCATATTGTACACTTACTTGTGACTTGGCATCTGGTCCAAGAATGTTTGTAATTGCACGTTCTTTATTCAAATCTTTTAAAACTTCATGTGCATAGTAAATTGGTGCTGGTAGATATGCATCGTTGTCATTACATGCATAACCAAACATAATACCCTGGTCACCTGCACCAAAGTCGTCTGTGCCTAGTGCAATGTCTGCACTCTGGCTGTGTAATTTGTTGTTAATAGTCTGGTTGTTAATAGTTAACTTCTCCCAGTGAAATCCATCTTGTTCGTAACCAATCTCTTTAACCTTGTTACGGATAATTTGTTCAACTTCTTCCGTAGTTACGTTAAAGTTTTTTACTTCGCCCGCCAATGTTACGTGATTGGTAGTTACAAGTGTTTCAACAGCAACACGAGTCGTTTCGTCGCCTGCTTTGAACCCGGCATCAACTAGAGCATCTGAAATTTGGTCTGCAACCTTATCTGGATGTCCTGCGCTAACACTTTCGCTCGTAAAAATATAGTTCTGATTCATAATTTGTTTACCTTATCAATAATAGTTTGTATTAAACTGCCAAGTCCATTACGCCTCTGCGCTGTTAACAGTTCTTTGATTCCTAGGACTTCTAAGTCCGTTGCTTGGATTGCTTTTGCTTCTTGTAGTGGTATGTCGTCAAAGCAATCACATATAATATGTGTAATACCTTTAGTTATCATAGCATCGCTATCATATTGTACTGTTACTTGATTATCGTTACATTGTACACCTACCCAAATTTGACTCATACATCCGTCAATTTTATTGTAGTCTGTTTTTAACACTTCTGGTAACGTAGTTGGTATTTTAGCTAAGTCAATTAGATGTACTAGCCGGCCATCGTCGTCCAAGAACTCTAATTCCTCTGCCCAGTTATTTATCTTAGTATTCATTTCTTTTCAAAGACATAAACGCCTTCCCATTTTTCTCGACCAGCTAACTTATCATTGCCTGCACCTGGTCGTGTGTTAAGCATCATTTTGATTGTTTTCGTATGCTTGAAGCCCACTTTATCAGCCGTTGCAATCCAGTCTTCCACAACATTGAATTCCTTGTTTCCATAGCTTTTATAGTCAGCAATGTTCGTAGCAAATATTCCTTCATCATTTAGTCCCTTGTGTATGTTCTTCATTGTTGGAGCAACATACCCTTCGAACCATTCGTCTAATGTAGTGTAATTAACCATGCATTGTGTAGGCTCATCACTATACTTTTCTAAGTTAAAGTATGGCGGGCTACTAAATGCAAGATCAATATCTTCGCTTTGATAGTCTTCACTTACGCTTTGTATAATTTCACTGTCACTGTTTAGGAAAGTGTTCATATAATTTAAGTAGTTAAATGTTTCAGTATTAGGGTCGGTGCCCACATAGGTGTATCCCATGTTACTACTACTTATACCTAATAATCTACCACCATATCCACAACTGTAATCATATACTCTGCCCCACATAACAGGACACAAATGCTCTACAATAGCACGAGCGTTCTGTGCTTTGAAGTTAGTAACATTCTCACCTGTAACTAGCTCTAATGCTCTGCGCATTGCTGTAGGATATACTAGTTTGTTTCCTTCTCTAAACTCAAAGCAAATACGTATTGCACGTTTGAGTTTCTTCTCATCATTAAATCTATCTCTTAACGAATTAGATCCACGGCCTTTGGGCTCTGCGGTTTGCATATTGGTAAAGATAAATCTGTTAAGGGTTTGCCCTGCGTTGTTACCCAATCCGAGCTTTCCATTCTGCACTCCGTTATAGGACTTGGCTCTAAAGGATTTAATGGTTTGGCGGATTCCTTGCTCAGTGAAATATGTAATAGGAACAATGCCGCGATTACGATAAAGCTCGTAAACCCGCTCAATAGTACCAGCAGGGTCAGCATCGTAAACGTCCTTATTGAACTTGTCAAACTCCGTATACAAATCTTCGTACCCAGTAAATTCGTCGCTGAATATATGTTCATCTTTTATTCCCCAAAATTTGTATATATCGTTTATCATAAATTATTTCCATTGAACTTGCAAATAGGTTTCATATCTTCACTATACATGATTAGATCCTGAAATTCATTTTGTCCAATGAATATTTTCTCACCTGGATTGATGTTTCCAAAATAATAGATGTCACTTATCCTCTTAAAGAATCCATGCTTATCCATATAGCGGTATGCAAATGTGATGTAATTAGCACAATACAAAATACCTGCACTATTGAAGTCTACCAAGTAACTTGTCTCATATTGTTCTAATGCGTCTACTGTATTAATTCCAAGCTTTTGTTTTCTGTGGTTGTCCCAAAAAACATCACGCTTTCCTCCAGTTTTATCTACACGTAATACTTTGTGATCTTCTACGTGGATGCCAACTGTGTACATCTTAATTGTGCTGTTTTTAAACGTATGTGTACTACAGAAGATATAATCATCTATCTGTTTTCCAGTCGTAGTCATTACAAACTGGTCATCTTCATTTATAGTATCGTTTAGTTGAATGTCAGTATAAAGAAAGCTATTGTATACACGTTTGCCATCAACAAATAATTTACTAGGGTTATCGTTTTGTATACGCCAATGGGCATCACCAGTTAACTTAACAAAATGATTTAAGTTTAGTTCCTTGTTTGCCAATAAGTGTGGCATGCCTATAGTAATGTCTGTATAATACATTATAAGATCCATAAAAATATTAGTGCGAGCCAAATCAATGGCATCAATCCACTAAGTAAACCGCCGCCTATTAGACCTTTGGACTTGGCACAAGAATAACAGTATCGATACTTTGTTGGAGTTTGATTACTACAAAAAAGTGCATAGCATGGCTTCTTACTCATTACAAATTCTTTCTTATTTTTTCATAATTAATTGGTGCTTCCATTGCCCTACGTAGCTGTTCATTTTCTTTAAGTCCCCCAGGCATTTCCGAATAAACTGATGTGGAGTCTAGGTGTAAATCTCCATCCTTTTTCCATGCAGACGTTCGCGACTTCTTGGACATTAAGATTGTATTCTTCACTGCGACCGCCCATTGGCATAAGATATACTGGCGCTTCAATGCCTCTTGCTCTGTAGGCTTGAACAGCCTTGCCAGCTTCATCGATATCTGAACTATCAGCAACAACAAATTTGAAGTAAAGCTCACTATCATCAACAAGGGAGTAGCAAAGAGCAACATCAGGCTTAATAGCATCATCCCAAGCTTCTCCTGAGGTGCTGAGTTTAGGCGAACAACTCCAAGTAACTGCAAACCTGTCTTGCTCATTAAGGTAGTGGAAGAAATCATCATGGAGATGTTGTGTTGTATTCGTTTCAAATGTGACATTTTTTAAATCCTTCATGCGTGGGTGTTCAAATAATTCTACGTAAAGTCGTTGCCACGCTAACAACGGCTCGCCTCCTGTTAAAATTAAATGTACATCTTGACCGTTGTCTTGTACCCATTTGCCATTAGGAGTAAGTGACAGCAAATGTTCAACTACTTCATCAATAGTTGCTTCTTTATTAAAATGTTTAAACTCTGGATAGATACTTGCATATGTATCGCAACCTGTGTGTATAATAGGCAAGTCGTTAAACTCTTTAGTTGTGTCATGAACACCTGCATCAATTAATGCTTTAACTTCTTCATTATAACGTTGGCCACCTGCATGTTTTTCTGCACGGCTAGGTTCGTCTTTTCCTAAGCCAAAGTTCATACAACGTAGGTTACAACCAAATGTGCGTAGAAATACACTTGGCACTCCTACAAACTTGCCTTCGCCTTGTACGCTATAAAAAGCTTCTGAATATCTAAGTTTCATTGATAAGTTTACTCCATGTTTTTAGTTTATTTCGTTTTACCTGAACTCTAGCATCTAAATCAGCTTTTGTCAACAGATTATGTTCAGCTAGTAATTCAATCATACATAGAACATCGCCTGCTTCTTCAACTAACTTGTCGTGCCACTTTTCGTCCACTTGGTCGCCACTATCAAACTTTCGTAAATGTTTCATACATACTTGTGTTAGCTCGCCACATTCTTCGGCAGTGATTGCCATTAATTGTTGATACGTGTTTATAGGGTTTTTCATAGTATTATAATAACATCATTATGACATATTGTCAAGGAATTTATTATAATATCTACTCTTTCTCACTTCGTTGATTATGTGATGATTGCCACTACAATATTTTGTGTCTTCAATGTAAGTTACATTGAGATTGTCTGGCAGTGTAGTTTGCGTTAACAAATCTATACTAGTGTGCATAATACCATCATTCTCATGATAATATATCTGTGTTTGCATTTGTGGTGATACGTGTGCTATCTTAATTACATCATTTAATGATTGAGGAATTATTACATCTGTATACATCATGCTTCTAATATAAAATATAAAATTAATAGAAGCCATATCATGTATATCCCAATGTGGCATTCCCTCGTCATTAGTACCAGCAATGAATCTGTTTTTATCAAGTGTTATAATTGGAGCAATCAAAAACAAACTACGTGCATTGGCTAAGTGTGCAACATATGCCGTAGCTATTGTGCTTTTACAATCACTTATAAAATGTAGCTCTGTGCCAGGAAATATGCTTTGAACATACTCAGCAACTTTTTGTGGACTGTCTAATTCGTCATTGATGCCACGTAGCAATGCACTTGGTTCTGATGTTGGATTAGTGTATGCACGAGTAATATCTTCTTGCAAACTAATAAAGTTGTAGTCATCATAGCCTTGATTCTTTTTGCCTATCCAGTCATACTCAGGATGGTTCCAACGGTCATCAGTTGGCATTATTAAGTTTTTGCCCCATTGCCCGCGGCTACTAAATGCTACAATAGTCTTCTTGCTTCCACGATCTCGATAAAATACATCACCTTTGTGTGCAACTTTAATACTATCATCGTTGTCGTAAAATGCTTGTTCGTCCCACTCATCTCTATACGTGCGTAGTTTCTCAAAATTGTTTAGGATTGCTTCTTGATACAGTATATGCTTTGGGCCGCCGCCTAGTTCTAATTCTTTTTTAGCTCGCATCATAAACAGTTCGCGGCCATCTTTAGGATCCAATGCATCCCAAACACGACTACGCATATGGATATCTAAGTCACTGTTAGTATCCCTTTGATTATGAAAAATAATTGGTATTTTTTTAGTCATTATAATCGTAGCATCCTAGCATTGCCAGACGTTGAGAGTCGTGTGTGTTAACAACACTGTGATCCCAGTTAGTGTTTAGGTACCATACTTCACCTGGACGCATTACTTGCGAATATGTTTGATCTTTAGCGTTAACATGCACAACCTGTTCACCTTGTAGTACGCATATAAATCTATCTATACCTGGTTGATCCATATGAAAGGGAAGACTGTCGCTTGCATCAATAGTAGCATAACGCATTCTGCATACAGGGCCGTTTAGCATATATGTAAGCTCTGCATATAATGAATTAAATATAACAGGTAAATCAACAAAGCTTTTTTCAGTCCATTCTCCTTCTGGTATACGAGTTTGAATATCATGCTGGTGATAATTTTTAGTTGCATCCCCGTTGTAATCACTATCATCTGGAACCAACGTTCTCCTTAGATTCTTAGCAGAGTCTGTTGACACTTCATAATCACTAAAGTTATTAGTCAACGTTAGTATACTACTATCGGTTATATTTCCGTAGTATCTAAATATTGGTAACTTATTTCTTTTTTGTATTAATGTTTTCAAATTATGATTTGACATTTATTTCATTGACTCAGGTAAATTTTCACTAATATACTTGTGTAGTTTAAACATGTCTGCTACGTCAATATTGTCAAAGTCTGGCAATTCCATATCATCAAATGCTTCTTCTAAGTTTAGCATGAACTCAATCTGATCAATACTATCAATATCAAATTCATCAAATGTTGTTCCATTTGCAATGTCTTCAGGTGTAACTGTAAGTTCGTGAAACTCTTTAGCTACTTCAATAATCTTCTGTGTTACGATATCCATTTTTAACTCCTAATATCCAAATTCGTTTGCTTTTACGTCCTCAAAGAACGGTGCGCACATCCAGTCTTCTGTGATGCGTCCACGTCGTATACTGCCAGGGTCTGGCATGCCGCCTATATCATCTTCATCAACAATCCAGTTGGTAATTTTAACCCATGCTCCACGTAGCATAGTTCTGCCTATTCCATCTAATGGAAATACGCAAGTGTTTGGTTCGTGGTTAAGTGGATTGCGTCCTGAGTTTTTATATTCGTGAATAAACTGTTCGCTAATTCCAAATCCGTCAGCACATATTTTAATCAGTTCATCCATAGTAAATGAGTTATCTGCCTCGTCCATATGTCGTCCAATTTGTCCCACATTTTTAATTCTTATAAGTGTATTTTTAACATCATGTGTTTCAAATAACAACTTGTTTAGTCTAGCTGGAGCGTCTTCATTAATACCTTTAACAATAATTGTTCCAGTTTCAATATTTAATCCGCTGTTGATAATGTTTCCCACTGCTTTTAATTTTTTAGTACTGCAACGCATTTCGTCAATCTCTTGATACCAATCGTCGTTATCAACACCATTTAAACTAATATATACTGTATTAAGACCAGCCTCTTTAAGTATGTCTACGTACTTCTGATGACTAAATCTCAATCCGTTAGTTAGTAGCCCATGTCTATGTCCACGTTCCTTTAAGGCACGTATGTAGTCAGGCAACTGTCTATTCATTGTAGGTTCTGCTCCAATAAGTCTAATCATTGTTTTTCTTGGCAGGCGATCAATAAACTCTACAAACTTATCAAAGTCCATATCTGGAATATCTCTGTTAGGTATGTAGCAATTTTTACATGTCATATTACACCTGTGCGTAATATCTGCAACTAAGAACATAAATGGATTTTCTTCAGGGGGATATTTTTTATAATTTTCCATACAATTATTTATCCAACCCTATTAAGTCTAAAAAGTCAAAATATGAATATGAGTCTGCGAAAAGCCGTGTATATATTTGAAGTTCGTCACTTCCTTTATCAGACATCTGTGCGGGTATAGTATTTGTAGATCCAACTAGCAACCCGTTGATATGCGACTTCCAATTTAATTTGCCACATAATGTCCATAACTCATCAGTAGATAGTTTACACCATGGATGATATGCTGCTGGCATTTTAAACCCAAAATCTTCACACACCAATTGATATTCTGGAGTTACTCTCACATCCTGATTATAATACTGGCTAAACGGATGGTGTGCAAAAATTAAATTATTATGTACGCTAGAATTTTGTAATACATCCTTGTATACATCTACCCCATTAGGATTTTCACACATTAGATTATGTAAGCATGCATGTCCAAATATAAAGTTATTCATTTCCACTAAGCTTTTTTATCATTTGCCACTGCTCATACGATTCATATTCATCTTTATTCATTTTAGCATATACTTGATAAACTATTTGCGGCGGTGATTCATTCATTTTCTTCTCTACTGCGGTTAGTAATGTTTCTCTGCATATTGGTAATATAAACTTACCTTCGTCAGTGTGTGCAAACATAACTATAATCTTCTGACTTGATGGAGTCACGGTTGGCTTATAACCATTTAGTATTGGATCAAAATAATTTGTTTCGTATTCCCATACTAAGTATTGTTGTAATGGTAAAGGATCCGGAGACTCCGGATCCTGTTTTGTTTCGTTCATTTTTAGTTCCGTTTAGAATACAATGTTTAAATTAAAACCAACTCCATGTTCTGTATTTCCTGATACACTACCTGCGTTGTCACTAAACCCTGCATATGTAGTTATATTTATTTGATCTGAAACTGCGTAATCGTGACTGATACCTAAGTTTAATTCACGTGACATGTTAGCTAGGCTTGACTCCATTTGTATGCTTTGGATATCACCACTAGCACTAACACCGCTCATCATCTCAAACTGTGCATTGCCATCTACAATTGCTACTGGCATTGATGCTGTAAAGTTCCATGTACTTTGTCCTACAGTATGCTTCATGCCTAAGTTAGCACTATTACTAATTAGCGTATCTGCTGACTTCATCATTGCACCACTGTTTACATCAAGTGCTGTAAGTCCTAGCTTTGCACCACCAAAGAACGTCGTTGCTCCTTGTGTAACTTCTGCACTATAACCAGTGTATAGTGTAGTAGCACCAGCAACATTTACCATTGCATTTTGTGAGCTGTTGCCAAGAAATGTATCGCTCTCGCTCATTAGTCCTACAGTTAGATTGTTAAACGTTTGCTCTAATCCAAAGTTACCATTATCACTGAAGCTAAGTCCATTAATACTGTGTGTAGTTAGGTGTGTATAATCTCCTACACTTGCACCACCTGCGTTCATATCGTTACCATTTACATAAAAGTCACGATCATAATCATCAACAACCATCATACTGTTGAATGCACTAATGCTTGCACCGCTAATGTTCATTCCGCCTACACTTGATACTGAAACATTGTTACCATCAATACGTCCAGTAGTTGGAATACCAACCACACCCTGTGGCAATGTTGCTTCATTTAAGTCTAGCAAGCCTTGGCCATGTACGTTAACATCATAACCATTGATAGTTTTATCAGCTGTGTTAAGCAATAGTTGTACGATGTTTTCGCCTTTCATATGTGGCCACATTTGATGTACTAGTGCAACTCCACCACTTACCACTGGAGCCGCCATTGATGTACCACTATTAATTGTGTACTCGCCGTCTTTGTTTGTACTTGCTACCTTTTGGCCAGGTGCCATAATATACCAATCGCTAATGCGTCGATCATTTGCACATGTTCCATCTGTATTAAAGTCAAAACATACTGTGCCTGCCGCATTAGAGCTTGACCCTAGTTTGTTTGTACGAACGTCCCAATTACCTACAACTATTGCTTTGCCACCCAACGCTAGTGATCCGTCTGCATTTTCACTGATTGCATAATGTGCTGGAAATGTGCTGACATCCATACGTTGGTTGCCTGCAGCAAATACAACTACTGCTTCGCTGTTGCTCATTGCTTCTGTAATTCCTGGCAACATATAATCACTATCAGCTACATGTGAATAGCCACGTGTACGATAATCTCCAATTGTACTAGTTGATGCATAAACACCTTCGCCAATTTGTTCTAGGCCACGCTTGTAAGTAATATCTACATTGTAGTTTGCACTTACGTTAATTGCATCTGCACCATTGTTGCTAGCCCATGCAATCGCTTCACCCAACTTTGGCATTTCATAATAGCCGTTGTCCCATGCAACTTTACCAATCAACAAATCTGCATCTGGTGCAACACCAGTAGTACCTTCTCCGTCCAAAGCTGCCGCTGCAATACCTGCAACATGTGTACCATGCGAACGTCTGTTTTTATCGTCTATTGTTTCGTAGCCATAATCACATGTAGCTGTAAAACATTTTGTACCTGCAATGCGACCTTCAAACTCGCTGTGATCCAAATCAATACCTGTGTCCAGGATAGCAATAGTACTACCTTTGCCTGTCCAACCACGTGACCAAGCTTCAGGTACGCCAACATACGCTAGGCTGTTTCCGTAACTGGATAAGTTTTCTCTAATATAATTTTCATTTGTACGAGTATTAATATTTCTGTATGCATCAAAGTAGGTATCTGTTCCACCCAACATCACATCATCACGCTGTTTGTATTCTTCTACTGTGAGAACATTTGCTGTTGCAACACCAAACTCTGATGTAGTTTCTTCAATAGCTGGCGCCGCTGCATATGTACGTACTAGTTCACGAGTTGTTTCTTCGCGAGTAGTTGTTGGTGTAGTTGTTGACAACAGTAGTGGGTGTACAAGTGGTACACGCTCGCCATTGCTGTAACTTGTATATGTTACACGCCCACGATAGTTACGCAATGTATCAGTACGTTCGTACATTTCAGTAATTTGCTTGTATACATTAATAGTCATATCAACTTGTTCTTCAACTTCACGAACAATTGTATCAACTAGCTTTTCTGTGCCAGTAGATGTGACAGTAAACTCTTTGCTCCATACAACTTCTGTACCAGTAATTGTAGGCTCTGAACCTTTTGCATCAAGGATTGCCTGTAGTGCTGATATTTCAGAAACATATTCGTTATACTTTGCTTTAAAAGATGCAGCCCAGCTGTAATGTCCGTAACGATCAATCAAGTTTTTATATATAGGTACAATACGACTGTAGTTTGCAATCATCGCCTTAACATAATTTGTTTGGTTTTGACCTTTAAACTTCATTGCATATTCACTTGGACTGTAAGCTGCTGCAGGTGTCACAGATGCTGTCATAATAGCAATAGCACTGGTTGCGGCAATAAGAGTGTTTTTAATTGACATAATATATTCCTTATACTAGTGGCTTGAAGCCGTGATTTGCAACTACAAAACGAGTTCCATCTTCATCTTCAATAATATCACCAACTGATATAGAAGACATACGTGTGTTAAGTGGACCGTGGTCAATAGCTGTTTCAGGACCCATGTTACCAATATGAAATACTTCATTTAAATCATTAGCTTGGATTTGACATACTTTACCATAGTGACCTTCAGCAAATGCATCTGATGCCATAGTAGCAATACCTGTACCAGCAAAATCAAACTGCATGTCCATCTTAGCTTTATGAGCTGGAACAGCATTGTGGCCTTCAGCATTGATAAGATTGACTTGGGCGTTTGTTAGTTGGATTTGGTATACGCTATAAGTAGTCATTTTGTGTAGTCCTTCTTTGTTACTATACTACGAATATAACACCAAGACGTCTTATTGTCAAGCAAAAACGCAAGAAAGGTTTCCTGCGTTTTCAATAGGTTATAAATTAATTTTGATTATTTTCTTTTAAATAGTCTGCGTTTTGTAAATTTATCTGTAATATCCGTTGCCCAGATGATCAGTACTACTGCCCATCCTAATGGTCCTGAGATAAAGAGTATTGTGAATATGCACCACGTTGCCGCATCTTTACCAACTGTATATTTTGCAATCAGCAATACAATATAAAACCAAAACACTGCTACAATGGTAGATAGTAGAATTGTAATAAATGTCATATCTGTTCCTTAATATATTTCATAATTATGTCCTTTGGTATCAGTACCAAACGGAGAATCCATAGGTAGTGTATTGTCATTATATTTTACTGATGTAATAAATCCATCATCATCAAGCATTGTAACTTTAAATGATAGTAGTGTAGAATCAAATGTATCAGCTTCTATATCAGCTACAACAAATGTTCCTTTTTCTGTACTCCATGCCACTAAGACACTATCGTCATAGTCTTCTTCTGGATGGATATGATCAGTTTTTAGTTGTGATTCTGGAATAACATCACTTACCCAAACTTCATTATCGTCTTCGTCTTTAACTACAATATAACACATATCATACAACGGAGCAAAAAAGGTTTGCTGTTGTGATTCAAGTTCAGTCCAATGTCCTAAAAATAAAGGGTCAGTTGGGTCTGTTACTGGATTTGGATTTTCAAGTTCTGCATCACTTTCAGTTGGATCAGTAAACAGATGTTCTTCCATTCCACCATCGTCATGCCTTGACCAAAATTCTGCTTGATCTTCTGTCAGTGTTGCTACTACTAATTCACATCCACGTCCTGATATAGTTATAGTGTAGATCATTACTCCCTGTTCCCGCTAAGTTTTTTTATCATACGTTTTTCATCTAACCTACGATCCATGTCAACGTCTATTCCTCGACGAGTTAGTTCTTCAAATAGTATTTCAACTTTATCGACTAAGTCCTCCACTACATTGCCAACATCGTATTCTACTCCAGAGTCTGCGGTTACAAGAATTGTTGTTCGTTCGTTTGGATCAGATATTGTGTTTGTACCACCACAGTTGGCCATTATAATATTATCCCATACTGAAGTAGTATCTGTTATCATAGTCAGATCTGTAAGATCTAAAGTATCTATGACAATGGTATCATCATCAAGGGGTTCCATACTGCCGCTCGCCTTCCCAAGGATACACAATCCAAACTGGATTTTCTTCCTTGTCAATTTCAAGTGCTGTATAATCTACATCGCCAAAGCCGCTTTGTGCATTATCCATTAGACACGCTGTACGAACTGTATCGCCCCAAATCTCATTCCATACTGGATCACTTGGCATACACCCGCCACGCCAATCATCACGAATCCATTTCAGTGTTTTTCCACTATCATTAATATCATCTACAATAAGGATCTTTTTGCCATCAAATGCATCTTCTGCCATCCAGCAATTACTCTCTGGACCATAGTTATTAGGATCAGTATCACGGAATCTAACGTCCAAGGCATGCATTGGAATGCCAGTCATATTAGACATTATTACTGCTGGTACAAGACCGCCTCTCGTTAATCCTACTAGATAGTCTGGTCGCCAACCATCAGCATACATCAAGTTGTTAATAGTAACAACCATGTGTTCAATATCTTTCCATGTGTAGTGTACTTTTTTAATAGACATTAGTTTTCCTTTTTAATATTAGTTGATAAGAGTCTACTATATTTTGGGTTTATTGTCAAGCAATATTTTCTTTACCAAATATAATATAGTCTTGATATTTTTTAAATATTGGTCGATATATTTCACTTGTAACATGTACTGCTAGGTAAGGTAAAAAATACAATTCATCACGAAACGACTGTGTACCTTGCATAAATTCAGTACAATCAAAAATAACCATGTTTTGTTCTTTGGACAATTTCTCTAACTTGCACATCTTTTCATAATGTGACAATGCATATACTGTAGGTGTACCATTGCCAAACGGGGTCTGAGAAATAATTACTCCGTTTTCGTGCATATGTTTCCCCCATGATTGCACCAATCCGTCATCAGATAACGCACCATCAACTGGACTTGCATCATCTAATACTACCGTAAAAGTATTATGTTTGTTTAATTCCCATATCTTTCGAGCTGACTCATGTAAGTATGCATTGGTATTATATACCAAATCTATACCTGGGCATTGAGTTAATACCGTATCTCTTTCTATTCTTAATTGATCTAATTTTCGTATACCATAACCATCTGACTCATCTGGTGAATCTAAATTAGTATGGTCAACTCCAATCACATTGCCAGACTTTAATGTGTGATACATTACTCTGTGCGGCGCTCCAGAACCAATGCCCAACTCAACATACGTAGGGCTTGCTGTAGTATTCTTAAATGCTACATCCATAAAGTCAGTTTGTATTGGTTGGAATCCTCTAAATCGTGATCTTTGTAAATCGCCTCCGTGTGATGCGTTATATTTCCACAGTCTTCTATTCCATTTAGGGTTATCACGCAAAATACATTCTTTATATTTTGTAATAGTTTTGCGTCCTAGATCCCAGTCTGGCATCCATAGACCCATATAATGAGAATTCCAGTTCTTTTCTTGACCAGGTACTATCTGTTTAAAATGACTGAAGTCAAAAATCAACATTCCCTTCTCTTCTTGTTCACGCAAGTTACTAAAGTGTTCTTCTTCAGACATATTCCACCAACGTTCAACACCCATGCCATCAGGCACAAAAGACAGATATGCATATTTGGTATAATCACGCCATGTTGGCAAACTAGGAAGCATCCTTGGCCAATCAGTTGCTGCATCGTCAATTACAATATCATATTTGCCTTGGCGATTAAAATATTCATTACTACGCTGTGGAGTTTCTGGCGCATATGCATCTGTACCAAACATAAGATTGATTTGTGGAAATTCTTCACTTACCTTAGTAGCATGTGCAAAGGCACCAGTATAATTTTTAAACTCGGTCTCCGGAGTTTGTATGTCAATACCATAAACATTTGGCATTCCACTAATTGCATAATGACGTTGTGATCCAGCACCAGCAATTCCTAGTTCCATTAGGCTATCAAGTTCAATGTGATGACTGTTTTGAAGTTCGTTATAAAGATCAACTACAAACGGAATAAAACCCCTAGCAGCTTGTCTAGTGATTTTGATTTCCGGATTATTAGTTACTTCATTATACTTGTGCGGGCTAAACATTTATTTTGTGTTTTCATCTTTGTATTTTATAATTTGTGTGATCTCAGTAATTTCGAATGACTTAGGAGCATCATATGTTGATGTTCCATGCTGTTCAAGTCTTACATAACAATTAGCTTTTTGTAATTGAGCCCACGTTGTATTTAACGTTTTTAATTCAGCTTCAAATTTATTGACAAGTGCGGTAATTCTAGGATCTTTCATATTGCGTTCCATATTAATTGTGATAATGCGATTGTATTCATAAGAGTAAACCAGGATGTAAGTGCAAATGCTGTACTGCCACGGCGCCATGTTGAAATCATTGCCAGTATACTACCAATTAAATACAGTGGCACAAAGATATGCGTAGCTGGTTCTAATACTGTGAAGGCAAGAGTTGCACTTGCGCTAATTAAGATTACTGTCTCAACTGCTTCTACATAAGTAGCTACCGGATCTCTCCGATAGCTGTTCTTAAAAAAGTCGATTAGCTTACGCATTAGCAACTAAACTCCTGTTGTAATTTAATGTTATCAAAGAACTCTTTCTTACAACCTGGGTCGTTATGAAAGCTTCCTTTGAGTACTGTGGTTTGTGTTAAACTACTGTGTGCCATAATGCCACGATTCTCACAACATCCGTGTGTTGCTTGAATGTAAACACCTACATCTTTTGTATCAGTTGCCGCTTGAATCTCACGTACAATATCATTACACAATTCTTCTTGTAGTGTTCCACGTCTTGCACACCACTGTGCTATACGTGTATATTTGGATAATCCAATAACTTTATCGCCAGGGATTATTCCAATGTATGCAATACCCTGTACTGGCTGGTGGTGATGTGAACACATTGATTTGAGTTCACTGCGTACTACTAACATGCCTGCATAACGATCTTCAGTGTCATTTGGAAATGCTGTAGCTTTAGGTGCTGCATCATATCGTCCTGCCATAATCTCGTTAAAATACATCTTAGCAAGACGTCTTGCTGTGCCATGTGAATTAGGATCGTTCTCACGATCAATTAGTAGTGCATCTAGTACACCTTCAAATGCTGTAGTAGCATTATCAATTAGTTCTTCTTTATCGCCATCTTGTAGGACGTCAGAGATATTATCTCCTGCCCAGTGGCGAATGTTTGCATCAAGCAAACGTTGTTTAATTTGGGAAGTCTTTGTCATATACTATGTTCCTTATATATTATCTTTAGTATAATTGTTTTCAGCAATTCTGTCAACAATTGTTTGTATGTTTATTGGAGTATAGTTGATCTGTTCAACACTTATTCCAATATACGGTCCTTCTGGACTTGGGTTACTGTGTAAATGTCCGTGTACATTTGTTACGGTCATCCATTGTGACTGGTCATATTTGTCAACAGCACGATCTCCATTAGCGTATTTAGGCCTAATTAAACTGCCTGCTTCTACTGGTACGTGAGTTAATAATAATTCCAAGTCTTGCATTTGTTTCCACATACTAACGTTGGTGAACCATTCACCCCTTACCATTAGTGGAATAATGTCATGGTTGCCTACTATAAGCTCGCATGTTCCATTAAGTCTGTGAAAATTCTTATCCATCCATCGCTGTCTGTCTTGTTGTACAAAATCACCTTGATGTATGACATGGTCGTTTGTGCCAACAACACTGTTCCAACAATCAATCATGTGTTCATCAATATGTTCAACACTATCGAATCCTGGACGTGTGAGTTGTCCTTCCCAGTCAGTAAACCCTAACATTTCTGGGAAGTTAAAATGCGTATCGCTAATTAAGAATGTATTAGCCATATTAGAATACTGTGAGGTTCAAGATGCCATATATATTAATAAATGTAAAGTATACACTCAGTAATGCGATCCATGCTGCTTTACGTCTGATACCTGCATATGCTGTAAATAAACTACTAGCTAAGTAGAATGGATAGATCCATAACAACGGAGGGTTATCTGCTGTAAAGCTTAACCATCCACTGGCAATAATTGCTGTGATTGTTCCCAATAGCTCTGCATAAAATGCACGGCTATCACTATTATAACTTTCTTGGAAAAAGTTCCTGATGTTACTAATCATGATAATAGCTTGTCTGCCATAATCGATGCATTTAAATATCCATCCATTAGGATGTCTTGCTGTTGCTTAACTAGTTCAGCATAGCTATCATAATTATCAATCTTATCGTTAATAAATGCTACAATGTTTTCTCTGTTCCAAGCAAAGCTATCCCAGTCTTTTGTCCACTCACTTGGATATTTAAACTCTGGCAAATACATTTCAGCATAACTACAACGATCTGGTACAACTGGAATCGCACCTGTTAGTACTGCTTCCATAACACTAATGCCCAAGTTCTCATGCAATGCACAACTAAAGATAACTTTACTTGTTGACATTAGATCATAATATGCATCCTTGTCCAAGTCCATCTTCTGTGTGATAACCATATCAAAGTCGTTAGCCAAGTCTTCAGCAATTGCTGGTTGCTTGTCGTCATTGTAACGATGAGGCCACATAACTTTGTCAGCCTTCTCACCATCTTGACGTAGCATCAGTGGCTCAATAATAAGCTCATGTGGCTGTCCACTGCGTACTGCCTTATGTTCATATTGTTCTGGAATGTCCAAGTTCTTTAGGAACATATCTTTGTGACTATTAGTTGCATAGTAATTGTAATCACTGCTCATAAACCAGCTTTGTTCTTGTAGCCAAGGCCAAGGCTTACTCATTTTATAACCAAGTATGTCACTAGGATCATATGCACCTGCATGCCAAATGCTGTGTATCTCTACTGGAATGTCCAATAAGTTACTCATGTATTTGATGGGAGTAATAATAAAGTTCCAAGCGTCTGTAATTAAAAACTTATCGCCTGCTTTAACTTTTCCGTCACTAAACAATTTACTTACTGAAACTGTCTGACTTGCTTTGTATACGTTAGTTGCACCAAAGTCTAGAAACGCACCTTCTGTACGTTGCTCTGGGGAATAGTCTTCACCATCAATTGTGGTGACGTTATAGTCCAAACCTTCAACTGCAATACGTGCTGCTAGTGTCTTAGGAATGTTGTCATACCATTGTTTAGTATATCGTTGGTCAATTGGTTCGATTGGTACGATGTAAATTGTCTTTGTCATTTGCTTGCCTCTGTTATCATTTTAATATTCTGTTTCATTTTAGCATCAAATTCTTGATCTGTCAACGAAAAATTTAGTCCTTCACTCAAAGCGCGACTAAAACTAGCACTAATGCCTTCGTTAGCTGAAAGTCTACGACATGCTTCCATTGTTGGGTAACCACCACTTAAGAATACAACACGATTGATATTTTTGTGTGTAGTTAAATCTTGGTATAAGTTAGGCTGTTCTGGAGGAGTTAACTTTAAAATACATTTGCCTTCATACTTGTTTAGTTCAAGTTTAAGTGCCACCAGTAACGCTTGTTCAATCTCTGCCTTGTTTGGACTATCGATTGGTACTTCTGGTTCAATAATTGGCATAAGTCCTGCTTTGATAATATTGGATGCAATTACAAACTGTTGCTCTACTACTGAGTTTACCATATTAATATTTGTTACAATACTACGCATCTTAGTACCAAATGCACCAACTGCATGGCGGTTGGCAAAATTAATCATTTGCTTAACTGGAAACTGTTTGAGTGTTCCGTCTGGGTTACATCCGCTGTCTACTTTTAAAAACACCATGATTCCCTTTTCAGCAAGTACATTGTGCAACCCACGATCAATACTGTCCTTGTATAAGATTGCCGCCCAAATATTGTCGCTATTAAAGTCAGGAGAGTTAACCATACGCAAACGCATAGCATGTACTTTCTCCATTTTGTCTTCTTCAGTGTACTCTTGTCCGTAACGATCAAGAACCCCGCCTGTTGATCCACCACTGTGATCCATCGCTGCTATAAATTGACTCATACCTTTAACATCTCCTCTACTTTTGTTTTAAGTATATAATTTTCCATTACATGGGTGTGCCCTTTGTCAGTAAAATGATGGTCATCTTGAGCATAAACATACCCGTTGCTAACCCATTCTGCATCATCGGCACCAAATATATTCCACACACTGTCTGCTGTGTCTGGTTCAAAATTTAATATGGCTACCTTAGGATCTGTACGTACCCGCTGAATCCATTTTCTACTAATATCATCAGATATTGTGTTTGCTACTAACATTGGACTGGCTTGATTCCAAATTTTTTGATCTAACTTGTTAGCATTGTATCCTTGAATGGCTACATTTCCTGGTGACATAGTAACTAGTGTTCCATTGTTTGTCATGTACATAAGATTGTCACTTATTTCATGCTCTGTCCACTCTAATGATTCGTCAATGTTTTCACCAATTATAAACACTGAACGTCTTTGCATATGTGTAGTTTGTATCAGTATATAGTCTGCCCAATCATAGCATTCATCAAATACAACACGAAAATATTCAACACCTGTAGCTTGCTTGGCATAATTTCTAAACTGGTGCTGTGGATATTTTTTTGCTAATTTATATGTCCAGTTTTCTGTCTCAGTATTTGGACGTTTGTATTGATGTATATCAGTATAGCTGCATCCTATGATAGCAACATTACTCATACATTCCATTCCGCTTCTTCTTCTATAGCATGATTAACATACTGAAAATAATCTCTGTTCTCATCATCCATGTGCGCAAAGTATATGTTAGCTCTTCGTAATAGTTCCAGAAGCTCATCAGAAGGTGGGATGTGCGCTCTTGGATGTGACTCCATTATAGCTTGTATCTGATCCATAATACTGTTTAGTTTATCTAGTATCTCACTCATCGGCTTTCTACTCTTGTGTCTTCTTTAGTTCAGCTTCGTAAGCATCACGAGCAGCATCAGCAGCAGCAGCTAGAACAGCTTCAGCATCCCAAGCAGCAGCATCAGCAACATACTCATCATCAACAACAACAACAGCATCCAAAGCATCATAAACAGCAGCACGAGCATCATCACGAGCAGCTTCAGCAGCAGCCTTTAGTTCTTCAAGTTTAGCCATAGGGTTCTCCTCTTGTATCCTCTTTAGCTCGGCGTAGTAAGCAGCATCAGCCCGAGCAGCATCAGCGGTAGCCCAAACAGCAGCATCAGCAGCAGCAGCCCGAGCAGCATCAGCCCGAGCAGCATCAGCGGTAGCCCAAACAGCAGCATCAGCAGCAGCAGCCCGAGCAGCAGCCGCAGCTTCAGCAGCAGCCTTTAGCTCTTCCAGTTTAGTCATTAGAGTTATCCTTGCTTTATCATCTTATCTAAGACTACTATAGTATGAATACAATGTCAAGAACTATTTTCAAGTTCAAGAATACGATAGAACATAGCCAAAACATAGTTCTTTTCGTTGTGCATATTGACATTGATGTCCACGTCGTAACGAAACAACTTTAAAGGTCTGTCGTTGTTATCTGGGTCATACGTTATAGACCACTTTTCGTCTACTTTTAGTGCCCGTCCTTTTTCAAATTTGTAAGTAGCTGGTATCTTAATCATCAGAGTTCTCCTCCATCTCATCAATACGTGCTTGGGCTAGGTCTCGCATTTTCTGCATACCTGCACGGTAGCCGTTGTCGTAGTCATGTTCAGCCATCAGAGTTCTCCTCTTTAAGTTTTCGTAGAGCCACTCGGCATCGCATATATGTCTCGTGTTCAAGACCCCACGTAGGGTCTACTACAATGCCCTCCAAAGCCTGAATAGCCACTTCTATAGCATCAACAGCAGCAGCAAGAGCAGCCTCCAGCTCTTCAATGCGAATGGCCTGCTTGTGGATAGCCCACATAGCCCCCGTAGGGTCTTGCTCCACGTCCCTAAATGTATCGTAATGTTCGTCAAAGCTACGGCGAATCCCGTCACCGCCGACCTCGGTTAATTCGTCAGTCATTCTGTTTCTCCTCTTGTATCTTCTTTAGCTCGTCATAAGCGGCATGAGCAGCATCAGCGGTATCAGCTGCAGCACGAACATCAGCAGCACAACTTTAGTCATTAGAGCTCTCCTCTTGTATCCTCTTTAGCTCGGCGTAGTACGCATCCCAAGCAGCCCAAGCATCAGCAACACGATCAGCCCAATCAGCACCATTAGCAGCATCACAAGCAGCATCAGCAGCATCAGCAGCAGCCATTAGTTCTTCTAGTTTAGTCATTAGAGTTCTCCTCTTTTATCTTCTTTAGTTGAGCTCTGTAAGCACCCCAAGCATCAGCACGAGCAGCATCGTAAGTAGCATCAACAGCAGCACGAGCATCAGCACGAAGAGCATCGTAAGTAGCAGCATCAGCAGCATGCAAAGCAGCACGAAGAGCATCCCTTAGTTCTTTAAGTTCAGTCATTGGAGTTCTCTTCTTGTGTTCTCTCCAGTTCAGCTTCGTAAGCAGCCCGAGCAACATCACTAGCATCACAAGCAGCCTCAGCAGCGACACAAGCATCATCAGCAGCCTCAACAGCATAAGCAGCAGTCTCATACGCAGCTTCATAACCAGCCCATAGCTCTTCAAGTTTAGTCATTAGGGTTCTCCTCTTGTGTCTTCAGTTCAGCGTAGTAAGCATCCCAAGCAGAAACACAAGCAGCAACATCACCAGCACGAGCATCAGCACGAGTAATCTTAAGTTCTTCAAGTTTAGTCATTTCATATCCTCTTCCATTGTGCTTTTTAATGTAGCCAATACGTTCTCAAGTTTGATCAACATATCACTATGGACACAAACTAGTTGAACTGGACGGTGTACTCCACTATGTGTAAGTGCAAACGTATCGTCAAGCAGGCTGAACAACTCCTTGACTGCTACATTATATTGTTCAATGCGGTCGATAGCTTCCAAGAGATCAGAGGTGAGTGGCGTCATATCATATTCACCGTTCGCGGCGTCCAGCAGACGAGAGATCAGCTTTGCGTCACTCATACGATTCGCCTGTACTACGAAAGAAGTTTTCACTCCAAAACGCTTTGTCATCAATCCAGATATCGTAGTGTTCTTTTTTGCCAACACTTAGTTCATGGTGCTTTGCACCCCAGTTTATTAATTGATCTTTAGTTAAATCATAATAATCAATTTTGCTCACACAACCTCGTGCTGTCATATATTTAATAGTATGTCCTGCATCATACAATGCGTTTACTTTTGCAATACGATCCAGCATGGGAATATGTTTAGCGTAGTCTTTCTTTCCACCAGTGCCAGGAAGTATTACTTCCTTACAGATAGTGCCGTCAATATCAATAACGTATTTCATTAGTCTCTCCGTTCAATATCATCTTCTGTTAATTTTTCACCCATCCAGACCTCAATTACTTTTGCAATCTTACTACCTATGTTGTAAGCTTTATGCCATGTTAGTACTGGAATGTCAACGCTTTCGCCTGGTCCATATGTCTTGCTTTCTTTGTCGCCATTGGGAAATTCTAAGTCCATACGAATAGTCCCTTCAATAACATGCCAGTGTTCACTACGAATAAAGTGTCGTTGATCACTAAGCGGAGTATTTGTACCAAATGCTAGTTCTTTAACAGCCCAGCCTGGGCCGTTGTGCAATACTGTGTAACTACCCCAAGCACGTTGTGTTGTGGGTTGGCTCCATTCTTTGAGTATCCAACTACTACTGTTCTTTTTATCATTGCCGCCAACTCCAAACTCAAACGTTAGACGTGAGTCTTGCACTGACATTTCTGGAATATTATCTTTGCCACGATCGCCGCCATTTGCAAATAAAACTGGATGACTTTCCCACTCTGCGAGTGTGTCAACAAGTGCAGCACATGCTGTATTGTCGCTGTCATCAAATTCAATAACTTGGTCCACAACTGCCAACTCTTTAATAATTGACATACGTTCTTTCCAAGGCATAAATGGCTGCCCTTTTTTACGTGTTAGCCAATCATCACTATTAAGTGCGACAACTAAGACGTCTCCCAACGCCTTAGCTGCTTTAAACATTGCAATGTGGCCACTGTGTACAGGATCAAAACCACCACTAACTACCACTACTTTTTTCATTATGCTTCCATTTCTTGTAGGAATTTCTGTGCTGCTTGTTCTGCTTCTTCATCCATATCATCACTTGATGTCTCTGGCTTTGCAACTTCAAACATGCTGTTAAAACTATTAGTTGTTGTTGCTAATGATTTTGCGCCGTTAAAGTTAGCTAACATTGGTGCCGCTTCATCTAACATTTGCATTGGAGTTTCGCTCTTAAACAACTGTTCAATAAAGTTAGTCATATAGATAATATTACGTGGTACATATGGATCAAACTGTTGTTGTTTTTCTTGCTTAGGGTTAAGCTTCTGCCATGTACGATGATCTGTATCTATGGTAGCTGTCATAATATCAGTCAAAGCATTTGCACGTTGCACACTTTCAATATGTTGATACACATTGTGCGACATCAATAGCATATATGTAAAGCTATCCCATGATGTTTTGCCTTCTTTACCAATTTTATTAAGCATACCTGGTGCATAGTGACATACATCGCCTAGTGTTAAACGTTCACCAATTGGGCTACCCCAAGGGAAAGGTTTGTTACTGCCACTTAGACGTTTGTCATCCATTGCTTTTTCCATTACATACATAAAGCGATCGTTCTTGTGAATGTGCTGTGTATATAGTGTACCATTTGCTGTTGCAAGGAATGGACTTGCACAATCAAACATTACTTCAATGTCTGGATTAACTGTTTCACGAAGACTACGTTTAATTTGTGTATAAGCCATAGCCCATTCTAAGCGGCTAATGCCTAGATAGTGTAATACATCACGTTTTCCTTGTTCAAGCTGTTTATCATCACGCATCTTAATAAGAGTACGCAATACAATGTTAATATCACTTTTAGCACTGCCACCAAAGGCAAAGCCTTCGAGATCGTGGTGCTTCATGTTTTCATACCAATGTTCAGCTTCAGCCCAGTTACGTCCTTGCATAACGTTTAAGTATTTGGTTTGGTACTTACGGTTACGCTTAAACCAATTCACATTAAAATCAGTATAATCCAGACATTCATCGAAACTGGAGATTCCAGTCCGAGCAGTAAAGGTTGGATCCGCGGCAAGTGTAGGAATATCAAGGATCATACTATAGTCGCCTGTATGTTCCAACCAGTTCAAAATCTTGTGTCGTAAAGTGTCGTCATTTTTAAAGTTAGGCCAATCGCATTTAATCACACCTTTAATAATCTGGAAGCCTCCACTGTCACAAAGCATAAACGTTTTGTCACGTTCACGTTTTTGTACCATTGCATCTGAGTCATCTGCTTTGTCCAGGTTAAGTTGTGCATGTCCTGCTGAATACAAACCCCACTTATAATTATAATAAGCCTTGTCCTTGTTAAGGAAGTTCATACCTTCCATGCCATTCTCAAATGCATCAGGCATTCTTTCTGGAGGTACAAAGTTTGGATTGGCTTGTTGCTTTGCGATATAATTATTGTAAAACGTACTAATACTAGGCAAGAAGATTGCATAGTCCTTGTTACGTTCAGTGAGGTTAACTTTACTATTCATTTAGATTGATCCTTTAATGTTGTACTCAGTATATAATCAATTTGACAATTTGTCAAGGATTATTTTTAAAACGAATATGCCCCCAACTAGGGGGAAGGGGGCATACTCTTTATCAAGAAAAATTATTTGATATTTTTAGCAACTGCTGATCCTACATGGATCTTCAGTTTTTTTGTGGCACGATCACGATGGATCTTGACACCGACATCGAAAGTTACGGCATTATCTTTTACTGTGTAAAAGATGTTATACTCTCGAATCTTGTGACTACGTTGTAAGTCACCTAGATAACCGACAAACAGACTTCTCACTTTGTCTGTTTCTTTTCGGTTAAACATATAACCATCATATGGCTCGATGATCTTCAATAGATCATGCTTGATGTCAGGAATTGAGAAGATTCCTGGGATGGTATATTTCACTTCTGCTGGTGGTGCAGATGTTTGTACTTCGGACATTTTATTATTCCTCTACAGGGTTGAATGTCATTGTTGCACCGTTTTCATTATCTTCTGCTACAGTGATAGTGATTGAACGGCCCGGATATTTGTCGTTAATTAATGTTGCAAGTTCCTCAGCAATCATTTCACAACTACGATGATTAAGTTCCAGTGTTCCTACTGAATACAGTGATTCTAGCCACCGCTTGAATTGGATAAATTCAATATCTCGATCGTTATGTTGTACATCAATTGCTACACGAAAATGGAAGATGTGGCGATGTGCGTATCCTAAGAAACTTACGTCATCACTTCCACCTGTCGCCAAAGCTGGATCATCAATTGCTGCAGGATACAAGTGTACCCCTTCACGTTGAAAGGTTACCCAAATTTGACGCTGTGCTACATTAAGTGCCATTAGCTGTTAGTCTCGCCTTCAGATTTAGCACGTTCAAGCTTTAGTAGTTCCCAAAGCTTCCAATCAATTGCTTCAGCATATTTCAAGAACTGTGCGATATCTTCTGCAGTGATTGCACTGCCGCCGGCTCCTGCTACTGCTGTAGCATCTGTTGACTCGTCGTCAATAAGTCTAATTTTCTTTGTCATATTATGACTCCAATATTGTTAAGATTGTTCAAGTTGTTTATTAATAGTAGTGATCTTTTCTTTCAGGTAAAGCTTTTCACGCTTCATTTCAGAAATTTCTAAGTCACTACGTGAGGACGATGCTGAAGAGATCTTCTCATCTAATTCACGATGTTGACGTGTTAAGTTATTTACATAGTTTTGTAATTTTTTAATACTTGCCATTAATAGTCTCCTTGTGGGGTTAAGATTAAACAGACTGTGCTGGTAAAATATAATCGTATTTTGCAATACCACTATCAACACTAATCTGCAGGGCGCCACGTGATGCGGCAATTTGCATTACACATGTTCCTGACATACCCAATTTTAGGATAGCAAGTACTTGTGCTAAAGGCCATGCGAAGCCTTGGTTAATTTCGCCATTTACATTTTTAGCAAATGTACGTTTACCAGTGTAGCTACCATCAGCTGCACCAACAGTAACGATAAGATCACCGTCTTCTGTTTTAACAGTAAAGTTTGGCTCAATGCCTCCATAGATACCAGCAATAGCTTGTAACTCAGATACTTTCTGTTTGGTTGGTTCAAAAGTAATATCCCACTCAGCACCTTTAAACTTTACAGTTTGTAGTGTTTGTTCGATAATCTCTTTTGACATAAAGCGGTACTGGTCTGTATTGCCATCAGCATCTTTAAATTTAAGTGCATCTGGCGCACTAACACCATTTTTGTCACGCTTAATTACGTTTACTGTGGCATCATCACTAGCATAGTTCGCTAGTCCTGAAATACCACTTAGAAAGCCTAGGTTACCTAGACCAAATTCACCTTGGAAGTCTGGTTCCACATTGTGGAGTTTTGCTTTCAAAATAACTGTTCGCTCTGCATCCATAGCATCAAGAACAGTTTCCGTTTCAGAGCCAGTTACCTTAACTGCCTGAATAAAGCCAAGACCTGCTGTATGTTTAACAATATCTTGTACAACGTCACGAGTACTCATTTAAATCTCCTTTAGATTTTAAGTTTAATTACTTTATCAGTATACATTAATATAATGGGGGTGTCAAGCTTTTTATTTTCCAACAGGACGAATAAGATGGCTTTCAAGCCTAGGTGGAAATAGAGTTCCACTAACAGTTGTGTCTGGTTCACAAATAGCTCGCATCCAGGCTAAGTTATAAATTCTAACAGGATAACTTTCAGTGAGTACACGTTCAATATTTTTTCTACAATCTTGTACTGCCTTGCTATTCAAAAAGAATATATGGTCATTAAAATGTACATCTTTACTAAGCTTGAAATCTGGAGACTCATATTTTTTTAGTGTAAGATGATCAAATAATACCCTACCTTTACCCTGGTGTGGGTTATAATTAACTGTTTGCATAATATTACCAGCATAATACTCTTTGATAATTTTAACAGCATCATATTTTGAGTCTACAGTATGCATACAATCAAAACGTGCTTTAATTACAACATCATAACTTTTGATTGGATCTAAGCTGCGTAAAAATTTATAGATAGGTTGGTAACTACGATTGTATTCTAGATCATCTGGAAATAATATTTTTGGACCTGGTTCTGAACGAAAACAGTCAAAAGGAATTGCATCTGTTACTTCTCTTATGCGCTGGTCTTCTGGTCGAGCATCATATGGATTTCTTGATTTGTCGTGTGTCCAGCTTGCTTCTTTACTATTAATTGTTCCATTTGGTCCTGGTGTGGTGGTTATCCAATTTGGATATGAAGGTTCATCGTCAGTAAATCCAGTAACTATTAAATCAACATTATGAAGTTCCTTGATGCTTTTAATAGTTTGGTTCCAGTATGCCAATAGCTCTGGACGATTTCCTGTTCTAATTTTTCCTGTGATTGATAATACTACACGAAGTGGTGGCTGAGGAGTTGTTCCATGCCCCCATTTAACAATGGTTGGGTATTCATTTTCTAGCCAGCTGGCATCCCTGTTATTCATTTAGTAACTCCTGGTTAACTGCAATCACTTTCTTTAGTATTTCACTACCACTGTATTTTTGGAAAGCCTGAGTATCTTTAGGGAAACAATCTCCTCCAAAGCCTAATCCACCAGTGTCATTCATTGCCATATGACTTGGTCCTATGTTTGTAAATTTAGCGAGAATGTCTTTCATTTCATCATGATTATATTTGTCACCTAGGGCATTAAATACTTCATGGAAATATGCTACCTTCATGGCAAGCCATGTGTTGTGCATATACTTTACCATACTTGCTGTAGAACGATCTGTGCGTAAAATTTCTACATCTTGCAAATATGTAAACACACGATGCCAATATCCACCACTTCCACCTAAAATCATAAATGTTTGATTATTGTAATCTTGCTTTGCATAATCTTGTCTTAAAAACTCTGGGTTAAAAGTTACATTGCGGGGGTATGTTTCCAATTGCTCAGGTGTTACTGTGCTTTTTAATAAGATATGTATATCAGGATTAGCTTCGTTAAGTTCTGCAATAACACTAGCAACTAAACTGTCATCACATACTCCATTAACTGTGGGGGTTGGCAAGCAAACAATTGCTGCGTCTGCATCTTTGTGCATTTTAATTGTGTGTTCACTAAATTGTGGATCAATAATTACATGTTCTTTAACGTGATCTTTGATACTGTCGCCTACTACGCTACCAACGTATCCATATCCAATGCTCAATAGCTTCATATTAGATCTAATATCTTTTCCAGATGCAATGCGCTCTGTTTGTAATACTGCATCACGCAACATCTTTAAGTCATTAGAAAGTTGTTCTATTTGGTATTTTAACTCTACATTTCCAGACTTATAATAACCTGCAAGTGCATTATCTAATTGCTTTTCTATACGCTGTATTAATACATTAGATTCCATACGTTCCATATTGTTCCCCTATTTAAATTGTTCTGCAAATGGATCAAATTCACTGCCACATTTCTGTGCGCAAACACCTAGTTTGCCTTCTGCAATTGATTTTAACTTCCAACTTGCTGTTATTTTTTTCATAATACCTGTTTCAAATACCCCTTGGATACCAAATAGCTTTGCATCCAACATGTCTTTACCGCCTGCTGCATCAATAAAGTCCCATATTTGTTCTACTTTGGCGTCTTTGTGCCACCACTTGTACATACGTCCTGCGGTCCAACAACATGGCATAACAATGCCTTCTGCTGTAATGAATATATTATTATCTTTGGCTACTTTGCAACTGATGTGTGCTTTGTTATAGTAATCCATCATACTGCCGTATGTCTTTTCAATCTCTTTTTGTTTTAGCAATGCTAAATTTTGATACTTTTTGTCTTTAGGCTTTGCTAACTTTTGCTTCTCATTACCTTTGCGATCTTTTGCTTGGTGTGTCTCTTTTGCGGCTGTTGTTGTAGTTACAAATCTACCTGTCTTCTTCTTGATAAACTTTTCACATCCCCATTCAGCTGCAAGTGCTTCTGCACGATCAACATCACATTCATTATGTTCAAATATTAAGTAATCCCAACGAGCTCTACCGCCTGCATTAATAAATGCTTTCATGTTACGCTCTACGTTTTTCCATACCACGCCTTGTCTGTACAGATGATTTGTATTCTCTAATCCATCTACACTAAAAATAACTGCGCCGTTACGTCCAATTACCTGTGCTAGTTCTGCCCACCATTCAGGAGTCTTTGCTCCAGCCATTGTGTTCATACTCAGCCACATTTTATCATTGATGCTACGCAAGTAACGGAAAACTTCTAATGTATCTTTAGCAACAATAGGATCTCCCAAGTTACCACACATGTATAATGTATCCAAACGCATTACTAAGTCTGGTGGAAATATATCCATGCAATCTTGTAATGTTAGTTCTTGTTCTTTGCCACGTATGTGTTGGTTAACTGCGCCGCCGTTCTCATTGCGATCGCACATAGGACAACTAGCACTACATTTTTGTGTAATCTCTAAGTGTACTGTTTTAATATCTTCGTAATTATACATTGCTAAACAACGCTCCAAATATAAAGTAATCTGTTATGAATGTCAGCTCTGCTCCTATGAACACTGCCCACCAGTAATTTCCCAACCAGTCCCATATCTTCTTGATTACATACCATGCAATTACTACACGTATTGTATATTGTATGTTACTAATTATTGTATCATATATACTACCTGGATCAACTCCATAGTAGAACCAAAATACTAAAAAGTCATATGCAAAACTACATTGTGCCATTATAAGTACTGACTCAAGCCAAGTCAATCTTTTATTTAGAAACTTGACAATGTTTGCACTAACTAATAGTCTATAGCTGACATATACAATATTTGTTATTAGTAATTCCATGTTAATCTAGCACCAATGTTACTTCAGCGCCTGGGCCTACTTCGCTTGGCAAGCCGCCCCACTCACTTACATAATATGTGATCACTGCCTTGTACCATAACAAACTATTGTGTCTTGCTACTTTATTAAATTTATAGATACTGTCGTTATCTGCAGGCATTGTGCTGATTGCACGAGCTGTTTCTTTTTGTAACTCTCTTGTAGTCATATCATCAAGCATCTTTTCAAAGTCTGCCATTGTCATTTCTACATAATCATCTTCGCTCATTTTCCCACTCCCCTGATCTTTACCATCATTGCTGATTCTGGATCATTAAATTCAAACCTTACCCAACGTATTCCGTTTTGATCTATGTAGCTTCCCTCAAAAAAGTAATCCACATCATGCCTTAGATCCAGTTGGAATAGTATCTCAACTAAGGTTGCTACGCATGCGCCAATATGATAAACATGCTGTTCTAATACTCGACCACTGCGGTCGTTTTTTACTAAATGCAATACATCTTCAATTTTGAAGTCAACTGCCTGTGTCATTATTTAACGCCAATTAACATAAACCTATTATAAAGATTCGTATCTAGTTCACCCTCATAATATATCTCACTCATTGGATATTTAGACTTTACTTCATCCAAGTCCTTGCAACAATTACTGTGTTGTTCGTTCTCAAAATAATCATTCTGATGTAGAATAACAAATGTGCCATCAGGTAAGTTCTCGTACCAACTGTTGTCCATGTGTTCACAACTGGTATTTATTACTGTGTTTATTTTTGTATCTTTAAACTTTGCTTTGAGATCGATCTTTTCTTTGTCTTGTAGTTTATTGTCGTTGTCGATGTATTCCTCTTTGTTTGTAGCGTGTATAATATTACGCCATCCAAAGTTATCAAATGCATCGTCCTTGTCACCAAATACTTCATTACGCAAGTCTTCACTAATCTTCTCAATTACCTGATCTTTATCACGGAAAATATCTTCTCTGATCTTTTCCTTGCTAGTGTAACCCATACGTATCTCATCTTCTTTAGCTTCAATATCAGCGGCATACTTTTCTTCTTGTTTCTCTAACCAAGTATCAATTAACTGCTGACGCTTTTCACTTAGGTTGCCTTCTTGTTTAGACATCCAGTCAGCCACTTGTTCTTCACGTCTGTCAAAGTCACAGTAAAGCATTTTCTTGCCGTCCCATCTAATCTTGCCTACATCATATGCAATAGGATGAAACTGACTGTGTCTATATTCTCTATCATACAAACGCTTACATGGCTCTACAGTTTCGTCGTTTAAGTCTATACTGTATACATCATTAGCATCAAAGTTCTGCATTACAAAATGTGCAGCAAAGTTATACCAGCCGCCGTAGAATACTACGTTGCCTAAACTTCCGTCTACAATGTTCTTGAGTTCTTTAATTAACCATAGTTTACTTTGTACTTGTCCTTTGCTAAAGAAGTCATTTAAGTCTGGTACTTTTGCACCCTCACCATCTGATCCACTCCAGTAATTAATAAACTTTGCTGTGTTTACTAACAATGGATCTTCCATCATATATTTGCGGATTAGGGTTACAACCAACTGCGGCTTAATTTCAATGTCAGTTAGATGCTGGTGTAGTATTAAGTTCATCCAACTCTTTAGATGCTTCTCAGTTTCAATATCATGCTTTTGATATAGCTCTGTTAATACGTCACGTTTGCGATACCAGTTGTCGTGGTACAATGCTTTGAATATAATCTCATAGCGATCGCCTTCGCCAATTGCATCAAAGTATTCACGTAATCCAATTAGCCAATGATACTCTGCCTGGAAGTCTTCTTGCTTCATTTATAGTGCATCCTCAAACTGCTTCTTTAACCATTTCCAATCATTAATCTTACGCAATGCTTCCTGGTTACCTTTGTAGTGAGTGCCAAAGTCTCGTCCTTGTTGTGCGCCAAGTATTGCATACTCTCCATAACGTCTATTATCGCCACGAGTACACCATACTTCTAAACGATAAGCATCGTCTATTTGCTTGTTATGATCAATGATGTTACTTGATAACTTTGTACACTCACGAAATGCACTGCGCCATGTATTGTATGGGTCAGTATTAAATCCAGTTACATTTGCAATCTGAAACTTTGGTACAAACTTTGCGCCAATACTTGTGGTCATATCTACTTTAAATTCTTTAGTTGCAAGTAAGTTCTTTTTAGGGAATAATTTAACTGCACCATAACCATAAATTAGGTCGTTGATAGGATTGCGGCTACGATATGTAAACACACATTCAGTTTCTGGTACTCCTGGGTAAGCTTCTACTCTTGCGTCTGGTTTAAACTTAAATCCAAACTCTTCTTCGATAATTGCATCTGCATCACATACATAAAAATAACTAGTGTTGCTTTCTTCTGCACATGCTTGGTGTGCCTTTAGCAATCCTTCTACACCATCAATACGTTTAGCATGTGGTGCTTTTTCCTTTAGTATTGCAAAATTCTCATCTGCCTCTGGTTCGCCAAAGGTTAACATAAACACGTCTAACATTGTTGGGGGTCCTTTACAGTAATAAATACTATTATAATTATATTTAGTATAATACATTTCCCCAAAAATGTCAAGGAGTTTACGTTGAATACATCTACCAAGAATAAATTTAATCTTGAGAGGTTCTGGAAGTACCTGTCAGAAAACCCAACGGTTAAAGTTGTTGCTTTTAATGTTAGCAGTCGTGAACTAAGGAGTATTGTTGACAAAGATATGTCAGAATATTGGAAAACTAGTGCGCTTAGTGGGCTTACAGAAATCATTAATAAATTTATTGATCTAGACCCAGAGGTAAAGGAACGTTTTCCAAACACAGGTCCAGAAGATTGGGATGAATGGAATAATGCTGACTTGTATATTTGCTATCAACTATTTAAAATGAGTTGGCTAGCACAAGACATACGAAAGAATGGAGTACAGGCGCCTGTACAATTTTTAAAGACTGTTGAGAGTTATCATTGCCACCCTGGAAGCGATAAAAAGGTAGCACTTACTCTATTAGATCAACATGACAGCATACCTTGTTTTTATATACATTATCCAGAGCTTGATCCATACCCAATACACGAGCATTTAGAGCATCGTGTTATTAATACAGAACAGGAATTTGTTGACTTGTTTGAAATGGCAAGTAACGAAACATTCCAAATTGATGTTAGCAATGTAGATTTTAAAATGGATAGCGATGGCAAATCTGTTAACTGGAAATGTATTGGACACTTTAATCCGTTTGGAGAATATGCTGCTGGTGTGTTACGCAAACAACGTATACGTCATGGAGTTAACCAAGTACCTATGACAGTTAAGCACCTTAGTTACCACGATCGTATACACCGCCTGAATATGATAAACGAAATGGAGATATTCCATAACATTGGACTGCTAACTGATGACATATTTAATTTAAACGGAACCAAACTTTATAAAACAACTGTGGGAGATAGTTGTATATGGGTACCAGAGTCCTTCAGAAATTTCCCATCTAGTTTGTATGATGAAGATTGGAAAGTAGATGAGGAAAAGTCTCTTACATGGAAGCTAACATACTTTAATTTGGATGATAAAATCATATGAAGATTTTTATAGGATTTGACTCATTACAAAAGGAAGCCAGTCTTGTTTGCGAATATAGTTTACGCAAGCATAGTAGAACTCCTTTGGATATTGAACACTTAAATAGAGATGAATTAATAAGAGACAATTTATACTTTAGACCTGACGGAGATCCTAGTAGTACTGAGTTTACTTACACTAGATTTCTGGCGCCACATTTGTGTGATTATACTGGATTAAGTATGTTTGTAGACAGTGACTTTTTGTTTACTAATGATGTTAATCGCCTGTTTAATCTTGTTTTATCTGACCCAAAACTAAACCAACGTGCTGCATATTGTGTAAAACATTTGCCGTATGAACCCAAACATGATACTAAGTTTTATGGTAAGCCACAGATTAATTTTCCCAAGAAGAACTGGAGTAGTTTGATTATCTTTAATAACAATCATCCCAGTACACGAAAGCTAACCCCAATGACAGTTAGTAATAAGTCTCCACAGTGGTTGCATCGTTTTAGTTGGTTAGATGAAGACAAAAAACAATTGGGAGACCTTCCTATTATGTGGAATTGGCTAGTAGGAGAATACGCTCAGTTGGGTGTTAATCCTTCTGCGTTACACTATACTAACGGAGGTCCGTTTAATGGAGTACACGGACAAGACTACGAAGAAATTTGGAACCAATACTATAAGGAAATAACGTAGTGGAAAGATTTAAATTATTAATGGTTGGAAATTTCGATGGTTATAAAGATAACTTTGCTTGTTGGTATAATATACTAGTTAAGTGTGCTGGGCTTAGTGGTACGATACCTGTGGTAGAATATCACTTGTGGGAAACCCCTGAAAAAAATAGCATACAAGATCATATTATACAAATGTGGCAGGCAGAGAAAATAAAAGCTGAAGTACATTGGTATCATAATAGTACATCCAATTTGCATGCCACTGCGTTTACTAACTATGAAAGAGATCCTAGCTTTTGTATAGTAAGCTCTCCAGATGTGCATGTAACACCACAAGAAAGCTTTTACAAACACGCTCTTACATTATTTAAAAGCCATTTTGATGACTATAGTTCAGTTGAAGTTTTTGATATAAGTATAGATGCTGACGGAAATACTGTTGTGGGCGAAGACGTAAAGATGAGTAAAACCTGGACATTATCCAGGCTTTACAATGATAATAATGTAAGGTTAACTAATAGTATTAGTAAACAAAGTTTAAGTTTAGATTAAACTTACTAAGTCTTTCATATTTTGATAGCTGTAATACACACCACTAGGACTATCACCAGTTAAAAATAGATCTTTATTGCGCATTAATACTTCGTTAACCATCATAATAAATGCTGCATTAGCTTGGAAATGTGGTGTATTAATATAGTTGATCTCATACTGCCAAATATTACTGATTTGCATAAACACTGTTTCGTTTTCACCAATCGCTTCTACAACCTTATTATAGTCTTTAACTAGGTTTACTTTCATAAAAGTATGATCCAAGCCACGGATCCAGTCCCAATGCTCTAGCCATTTTTCTTGTGACTCAAAGCTTGCTTCGAACTTGTTAGCAAGACTTGGGCTATAATTATTTGCATGATATGCTACCCACTTGTCTTCTAGTTCCTGTTTGTTCTTTCGATAGAACGCATTAAAATTAATCCCATCCCATTCAGCTAATACTTTCTTGGTCCACCAAATACCAGCTTCACTAAAGTCTGTCCATATGACACGCTCTAATGTTTTCCTAGCATTTACCATGTGCTTAAATTGGTGTAGTCCACTACATGGTGCTGTCATTACAGTACAATTATAAGTCTCATCGCCTGGTACATTCTCTGTATTAGTAATATACATAACGTGCGTACTCATACATTTATAACCATATAGCTCTTGCTTGTCTTCATTAATAGTTTGACTAAACTGGCTAAGTTCATCAACTGATTTCTGATCCCAATTTGGATCCATTAACCATTTTTTTGTTTCTTCAACATCATCTTCTGGATAACAACAATGCTTTTCGTCTCTAACTGACTGTGGCAAGTTATGTATTGTCATGCCAGCTTGTAATCCAATTGGGATTAATGAGTCTAAGTTGTTAGTTGATAAATTTAGATTGCTTTTGTCAGTGCCGCCTGTTGGCACTAATTCCATTGGAGTATAATCATCATGTATGTTTTCTTGACTAGCGACAAATCCAGGAAACTGTCCGCCCCAGCGTCTTTTTACTTGAACATCACCAAGTGATGCAAACTCTTTAAGGTTAAGAACTACACATTGCGAATGAAACTTTGGTGCATCGTTGTTTGATGCACGATTAATAATATGTCCTGCTGCTAGCCATTTTGTATTTGCCCACGGACCATCTACTTGTTCTAGTAATGCGTCTTCAAAGTCGTGTCCCATAGGCCAACTACCTTCAAACCATATTACTGCTACATCAAATCCAAGTCCAGCTGCACTACGAGTTAAATGTTTAAAGCTACGTTGATATGTATCTCCAATCATCACATAGTTCTTACAACTATTAGTTAAATTAATCTCTGTGACTTTTCTTAACTTGGCAACGTATTCTGTTTCGTGTTCTAGGTCTCTAATCATTGCACCATTAAACATCATATGAGCAATACGCCTGTACTGCCCCATCTTTATAAAACTATTGTTAAACATATTATCTCCAATTATCTACTATGTTTATTTATTAACATTTACAATTGTAGACATAGAGCCATTGCTTACTAACTGATGTGTTTTTTCTGTTGTCCATCCTGTTACTTGTAACATAGGACGATTGTCCCAACCCATATTACATGTAGCATGTGGAATATCACGCCATTCCCAAGTAATGCATTCACCACGTTTCCATTGATGCCAGTTACTATTGCCTAATTGAAATACTTGTCCGTGTTTCCAATCATCCAACATGATTGCAAACCTGCGCATAAGTTCAGGATTTTTATCTGCAGCTATTTCTGTAAATGTATTGTTACGTTCTTTGCGACCTGCAAAGTTATCAATATGCCAGTTCAACATTTGTCCTGTGCGTTGATTATGGAATTTAATAGTTGCGTCTTCCAATCCAAAATGATCAGCAATGTTTTTAAACACATCAAGGTCTTCGGCTTTAGAACGTTGGAACACTTCCATGTTAGGATCTGCACCAGCGTTAATTAAATCTTGTTCTTCAGCATCAGCTGAATACATTCGTTTGTCTTTATAATTATTACGTGTACCCCACGTACTATCAACGACTCTATCTAGACATTTTTCTATAGCTAAATCCCAGTCGCCTTTGAATGTGCATACATCTTGGTAATCTTTATTACCCTCTTGTTGCGGATCGAAATGCCATTGTGATTGCGATTTGGTAAACTCCCATCTTGAGCCGTTCCATTGTTCGTATTTGTTATTATCCATTTGTTAACTGTAGTCCAATTTGCTTTTATTAAAAAATACTCCGTACACGAACAAAACAATTACTGCGGCACAAAGACCTAGAAAGATTGGACGATCAAGTAGTGTGTCCACTGTATACAAATTTGACATCTGTAAACTTAATGATTCAACCCTTTCAGCAAGAATGAATCCAATTAGCATAGCTGGGCGGCTAAACTTTAAATGTTTTGCTGCAAGTCCAAGGACACTGCATAATGCAAATATCGCATAGTCTTCCCATCCGCCTGTGTATTGAACACATGCCCATGTTACAAAAATTAGTAATAGTGGGCCATAAATCCAATACGGAACGTATGTGATTAGTGCAATCCAACGTGTAAATACCAAACAGATAACACACACGGCAACCGTTGCTCCCATGAATCCAATAAACATACTGCTAAAGAATTTATCATCGTACACCAGGTCAGGGGTTCCAAGTTCAAAGTCCAAGTACATAAACAATGCCATTACAATAGCGGCAAAGCTAGCACCTGGAATACCAAACAATACAGTTGGTATCATACTTGTTGCTTTTTGTGCATTGTTTGATCCTTCTGGACCAATAACACCTTTGATATTTCCTTGACCAAAAGGAATCTTTTCGTTTGGGTTAGCTGCTGTTGTTGCACCGTATGCCATCCAATCACTCATTGCTCCACCAAGTCCTGGTAAGAAGCCAATAACTGCTCCAATGAATCCGCCACGTAGGCCATCCCATTTATTTTCCCAGACAGCTTTTACGCCATCCCAAGTTTGTCCTTTTTGGCTTGTTTCCATTTTAGCTACTGTGTTTGAACTAACTAGTCCTTTGATAATTTCTGGCACTGCAAATAGTCCTGCTACAAATGGCATAATTTGTACGCTATCTGCCAAATAGTCCCAGCCAAATGTAAATCTATTTGATGCTGTTTCTGGATCCAGGCCAATTAGACCAATAAAACAACCAATTGCAATAGCAACTAAACTGCGTACCCAGAACTTACTGCTAACAAATCCAACAGTAGCAAGTGCTAACATCACAAATGCCCATAGCTCAGGAATACCAAATATCATAATTAAATTACTATACCAAGGTAGTAGTGCAAAGGTTAATGTCCCCCAAAGGAGACCATTAATAGTACTGGTGGTAATTGCGGCAGTTAGTGCATATGTTGCTTTGCCTTGAAGTGCTAATGGAAATCCATCTACCATTGTAGCTGCCGCTGAGTTAGCACCTGGAATACCTAAAAGCACTCCGCTAAAACTATCGCCGGTTGTGCTTGCCGCTACAACTGCCATAACAAATATAACACCCAAGTAAGGATCAAAGGATGTAAACCAACCAATAAATCCAAACATAGCCACAAGTCCAGTTGTGGCTCCTGCGCTAGGGATAATACCAATAATTAGACCGTACAATGTACCTGCCATTATTGCATAGAAAATTTCCATACTTTTCTCCGTTAAACAATATTATTATAATATTGCTGGATGTCAATACTTATTGTATTAGGTCTTCTTTATAAACTGCATCTAAGTTTAGAGAGTTTACAGTAAAGTCAATTAATGTCTTTAGTGCGTCTTCTGTAACGAATGACATCAATGTGTCGCGATGTTGGTCACCTGCATCACCAATAAGCCATTCATACTTGCCTACTTTGGCTTGAATTGCGGCAATTGATTCTGGATCGTTTGTCATTGCTATCATTGCTTGTATAATTCTATCTCGATTTGGATTGCCTTTGCGGATCCAAATTGCTTTTTGTAATCCATCACGGAAACTTTTTGATAGTACATATGCATCATAAAAGTCACCACATGGTTCTTTGCCCCAGATTTCTTTGTATAAGATCTCAAACTGTTTGCCTGGGTAGTTTGGATCATCTGCGTGTGAGCCGTCTGCTTGTAGAATACCGTGTGTAAACCAAACTTCAGCTTGGCCACTGTCAACTGTAGGTTGAATATGTTTCTTAAATGCCGCTGGGTTTTCTCTTGTTACGTTTAGTTCGCCACGCTTAAATGCTAGGCGTCCTTCGCCTTGTGTAAATCCTGGAATCCAACCAACATTGTCTGCGAAGCACTGTGCTGGGTCTCCGGCTGGACCACATAGCAACATTGCCATTGCCATTGCTTCTGGTTGACGTCCGCCGTATGAATGAAACTTGATGTTTGTCATATCAGTGTCTACTAACCGTCCAGTTACAATGTTTAAATTCATTAAACCAATAGATTCATAGTCTGCATAATTGTATTCCGCCGCTTCTTCAATTAGAAAACTAAGAGCGTTTGATCCATTAGATACCATTATAACATCGTCATCATATTGTAGTTCGTTATGGAAATCATTGAAGCCTGGAATACTTCTAGCGCCTGGAATATGTCGTACTGTCAATGTATCATCGGGTAAATGCTTTTGTAGTTCTACTGCGATAATTTGAGCCCATACACTTGTTCCTGCGCCTGGCTTTTGCGGCACTACCATTGTAATATCTGCAAGAGCCGATGTAGCAAGTGCGACTGCCGCGATCGTGCTAATTAAATATTTTTTCATTTGAAATCCTGTTTGTTTGGGAAGGGTGAGTGTGGGCACAAGGCCCACACTCTATTGTAAGTTAAAACTTACCAGCCGTATGCTTCTGAAACTAGTTCTTTTGCTTCTGCTGTTACTGTTGTATTCACACATGAGATGTTGAATAGGTCTTTACGCATTTGATCTACTAGACCTGAAACGCGAGCTTGCTCTTCTGCAGTTACCGCTAGTTTAGCTAGTGATAGACCACCGATGTTAGCGTGGAAGCCTTCATCACGTGCAATTTTAGCATATGCTTTTGAGATGTATTCATCTTCAATGCAATCTGCCATTTCTTGCCATACTGCTTCTGCACGACCTTCAGCTACCAATTGGTATGCTGCAAGTGCTGCTGCGTCTGTTGATGCTTCGTATGCTTCTAAAAGGTCTGCACCTTTAGCTGTTGGTTTCGCTGCTTCAGCTAGGATAGCTGCTTCAACGTCTAGTGTTTCGCCTGTGATGTGTTCAATAACATCTTTTACCATGCGGAAGTGTAGAGCTTCGTCTTGTGCTTGCTTAGTTAGTAGCTCTAGCTCTTGTACTGGTGTTGATGCTGGCATAGCTGCAACTGCTGCTGAAATTTCTACCATGTTCATACGTTCGTTAACCATACGACCTGTGAAGTGTGCTACTAGCTCTTCTTGTGATGGTTTTGAGTCGAAGTACTCACGTACATTTAGACGTGATGCATCAAATAGTGCTGCGTTTTCTGCACGGATCATGTCCGCGAATTCTTTACCTGTTAAAGTCATTGTAATATTCTCCATTTTAACAATTTAATGAAACCCACTCAGTGGGCCATGAATAAAACATTTAAACTTAGTTTAAATGAGTCATATCTTTTTTAAATAGCAACTCTGCTATAATGATATGATCATACGATATGAGTAGCAAAACTCTCTGCTACATATCTATTTATCATTATAGCTTCATAGCCATTAAGTTCGTAATGCCATTGGGCAACTTTGGATTGTCCATACGCTCAGGATGCCATACAACGGCTCCCATGCTTCCGTACATCCAGCTTTCACAATAGCCGTCATCATCCACTGCCAATACAGTAGCAACTGCTGGCGGTGTTTTAATTTGTAACTTATGGTGCGAGTTGACTTCTACTGTCTTGCCGTCCATAGTTACATTGTGATTAGTATTATAGTGACCTTCCTCACAATTAATAACCTCACCACCAAATAGTTCAGTCATTAAAAATGCTCCATGACAAACTCCTATAATAGGTTTTGCCATGTCCATCATAATGCGTATAAGTCCTAGCTCTGTCTCAATACGTTCTTTGGGAGAGTTACCTCCAGTAATAATAAGGCAGTCTAGTATCTTTGCTAATGATAATAAGTTTTGTGGGGATTGGTTGCGTACTGGTATTAGTGTATGTTCACTAAGATATGTATACCAGGCTTGGTCTGTTGCATCGTAAGATTGGTTGTTGTGTTCAAAAACACGTTGAGTAAGTCCAATACGCATATAATTTAAGGTAGTACCTTTTCCAATTTTAAATAGTCGATTCTTGTATTAGGTACATATCTCCATGTACTAATCGTTTCACGTTGAATATGGAATACTGTACGTGTAAGGCCTATATCAATTATAGTTGCATTTTCACCATCTAATATTACACGATCTCCTGGCATAAATGCAGGGTCACGATAAAACTTGATGCCTTTGGCAATATTTGCCGCCCAGTCTTTAAGCATTAAAACTAAAATGACACTTATTATGATAGCCATCCAAGGGGCGGCGCCACTTAATAACTGTGTAACTTCAGGTAATAATATCTTTTCCATATCTTGTTCTACTCCTAATACTATACATATTTATGAGAGTTTTGTCAAGAACTTTTTAATTAGAATGTTTCGCAAGTACAAAATAGAATCTGTCTCCAGTATCCTGTCTAATCATTTCTACGTCACAATTTAATGTCTGTGCGATACTGCTGATAAACACTGGTGACCAATCGTAAAAGTTAATCCATCTACTTTCAAGTGCTGTGTGTTGTACACCAGGATTAACACGGAAATATAACTTACCGCCTGGCTTAACTAAGTTAACTGCGGCTGTCATTTCAGCAATAATTTTATCACTACTGCCAAAGTTAATACTACCCAAAGCAATAGCAACGTCATACTTAACATCTGTTTTATAGGTTAAAATTGTGTCCTTGACATCTGCACGTTTGTTATAAGGATCTATACCAATTAAATTGTTTATTTTGCCTCTAAATTCATTATATCCACAACCAATGTCAATTACTGCTTCTGGATTCATAGCATTTACTTCGTCAATAATAGATAGTCCGCTATATTTGTATTTTTTTGTTTCTGCTTGCCAGATTTGACTAAAATAAACATTTAATACATATTCATCGATTTGTTTACATAGTTCATAAATGTCGTTTGATTTGATACTGGTCATTTCTATATTAAACACACCATTAATTACTTGTAATAATAATTCTGTATTTTGTGTCAAACTTGGATTCTGGTGTAGTATTCTATCTACTTCGTTTAATATTTTTAAATTCATTTTTTAATTCCATGTTAGTACGAACAGTAATAAGTCCTGTTCTGTTTTAAAATCGATTACCATGCCAGCTAAATCCGCTCCCACATCTTTGCACCATATTTGCAATTTGGGATATACCTCTGCCCAATAATTAGGGTCTGTTAGTATAACATGATATTCTCCATCAGTATCAGCATCACTAATTAAGTAACCTTGATCATATGTTGATGTATTGTATGTCTGAACTACTGTCTCAGTCATAAATGAAAGGGTCTTGTTCTTCTAATTTTTTAAGCTTTGCTGCAATAATCTTTTTACGTTTGCGCTGATGGATAATGTTCATTATCCATTTAAATGGGTTCATCATTTGTAACTACCTTTACGTTGTATTTTTCTGTCCATCTAACTGCGTCTGCTTCTGTATCTACCATTGGCTCGCCTTTGATATTTAATGAAGTGTTCAGTAGCATAGGACATCCTGTTTGTGCGTACCATTTATTTATCAATTGATATAGTCCAGGGTGTTCTGCTTGTGTTACAGTTTGTACACGGCTTGTTCCGTCCAGATGTGTAATTGCTGGATATAAATCAGGGTGTCGAGTACGGCCCACAAACTGCATGTATGGGCTACGGTTACATCCATCTGGCATATCAAAATAGTCATGCAAATGTTCTTCCATAATTACTGGAGCGAAAGGTCTAAACTCTTGTCTACGCTTCACAGTGTTAACAAGGTCCTTCATGTCCTGTCCTCTTGGATCCGCTAATAAACTCCTATTACCCAGAGCTCGCGGACCGTACTCAGCACGTCCGTTGGCTACTCCCACCATGCCTACAGTTGAGATCTCATGTAATGCTGCTTCAACTGGATAATCTCCTGGAATATTATATCCCAGATAAGGTGTGCTGTATGGTACAAACTCTCTAGTAGAGTCCAATACTGCGCCTAGTGCGCTACCTGCATCACCTGGATTAGGCATAATCCAAACGTTTTCATAATACTTGTGTGCCGCTGCATTTGCTACACAATTAAGAGCGCAACCTCCCATAACAACTAAGTTACCTGAGTTAACCATCTTGCGAGTTTGGCCCACTAGATGCGTGAAGATTTTCTCATAGACTGCTTGTGTTCCTGCGGCAATGTCTGCATAGTCTTGCACTGTGTTTAACTCAGGTGCCCACCACTTACAACCGCGGTGCAAGTTATGTTTGAACCGGATGCGAGGCGAGTCATCTAATGGCTCAAAAAAGTCATTAAATATTTTATCAGCATATTTGTCGGGATCGCCAACTGCGGCCCATCCCATTAAAATGTATTCATCTTCATTAGGTTTGAGACCAATGCGCTGTGTCATTGCACTGTACCAAAGTCCCACACTGTGCGGATAACTTTGTTTAAATTTCTTCTTCATATTATGACCATCGCCATGCCATATGGTAAGTGTCTCAAACTCACCAATGCTGTCCACGACAAGTATTGCAGCATCGCGATAAGGACTAGTATAAAACCCAGCGGCGGCATGTGTGTTATGATGTCTGTGATTTATCCACAATGGTGGTTGATCCATGTGTACTTCGTCCAGCATCACACGACTGTCTACGCCCAACTGTAACATTGACCAACGTGGATTTGGTGTTTTCCATGCTGTTGAATATTGTTTTGCTTTTAATTGTCTAAGACGTTTTAGCCACTGTGTTTCATACCAGTGTAATTGTTCTGGTTCGCCAAACTCAAGTGCTTGTGAAATAATTGTTTCATTTAAATGTTTATCATTTTTTATTCCACTACTTCGCTCTGCATGTGCGGCGAATTTAATTTCATTATTTTCAAATACTGCTAATGCGGCATCGTGGCTGTTGGCTGTAATTCCCCATTTAATCATTTATTTTTATTCCATTTAATGTTTGCATAATTATCTCCACATACTCCAAATATATCTGTATCTTTTATTTGTGGTGTTTCTGCACCTTCCAAGTCCAACCAAATTGCTCTCTGGTTAACTGGATATACTCCTGGATAGCACCACATAAAACCCTGACTGGTTAATGTTAATTGATCTTTTTCATGCCAAAAACAATGTGTGCCACTGTTTAATAATACCACCATTGTTTCCACTGTCTTTGCATGGCAAAACACATACGGACGTCTTAGGAAGTCGTAATCTGCCTGATCCTGCGGTTCATCATGTCCAAAATACAATGCGCCATTGTGTATTTGTACATCACATTCCACACCAAATCCGCAACTTAATGCCTCTTCCATGTAGTCTCTGCGGTTCTCAAACTCTGGTTCCGCTCCGTGTATATTACCACGATGTGCAATAAAAACTGGCATTCTTTAATCCAATTCCTCCAGTGACAATAGATATTCAGTTAAATCGTCTGGTGTTCCTATTCCCATCATACGGTCTACATCATATATTTGTATGCCTTCTTCTTTTAAATAATAATTATATACTGGTGCTGTATAAAACTCACCATTTACACGATCATCTGCAGCTATCATACGATATGCACTGCTTTCAAAGTTCATGCCATTGTCCCAGTAATACCATCCTGCTGTTGCATCATCACTAATTGCCACCTTTTCAGCAACTTCCAATACTTGACTGTCGTCATCACAGCGGGCATAACTCCACTTTGTATCGCCAGTGTCACAAAAGAATGTAAATATACAACCACTGCTGTTCTGCCAATCCATTTGGCCATCCCATTCAATGTGCTGATCACAGTTTGCAATAAAGATTGCACTCTCATCTTGCCAGTGTTCACGTGCAAGTAATATGGTACATGCTGTGCCTTGTGTTGTCTTGTCAATCTCAATAACAGTTGCACCAGGATAATATTCTTCGATCACGGGTGCCATGTTGTGTTCAGCACGTACAATAAAGATACGTTGTTCAAAGTCAATTCCAATACAACGTTCAGCATGTACGAACATAGGCACTCCGCCTACATCTACTAGTGGTTTAATTTGTTCATTAAAGCGGCTTCCTTCGCCTGCCATTGGCATAATTAATTTCATAATAATCTTCTCATTTCTTGTTTGGTATGCTCTGCTCCACTAACTTCTGTAACTTGGGCTCCACTTGCATATGCAGTAGCGATTCCCATGGGCGAGTCTTCAAATATCAGTGTGGTCGCTGGTCGGCTGCCAGTGTAGTCCATGCACGCCTGGAACATCGCCGTGCTTGGCTTGGGGGTGTGTGTGCTTGCTGTACACGTCACCTGGAATAAATCTTTTATTCCCAATATATTTAAACTGCGATCAACAAACTCAGCTGTTGCATTACTGGCCAAACACACCTGATATCTGTGTGATAACTCAGTCATTAATTGATTTAATTCTGGATCATAAACAATATAATTATTTAATTCCTGTTGTGTCCGCTGTTGTTTTAATTGATTTAATTTCACCGGATCAAAGTTCCATCCTTGTTGACGTAATATTTGCATTTTATCCACTGTGGGCCTGCCTTCCAATAGTTCGTCAGTATAACTTATTCCTGGACACAACTCAGTGGCCGCACTGCGAAATGCCTCCTGATGCAACCTTTTGCAATCAGCTAATGTTCCGTCGAAATCAAAGATAAGTGTGTGCAGCATACCTTTATTTATAGGATAATAACACTATTGTTAACCATTGTCAATCATGTGATGCGGTCGCAATAAAACACCTGGCGCATTGACTGAACCACTGGGTACTAGTGCTACTCCAGTCTGTTGTATGAGTTTACCCCATGCTGTTTCATTATACCAGCGATCATTTGCATGTGGACGTGGTACTGATAAATCCCAATAACTCTCTAATTCAGCTGCCATTGATCTTATCCATGGCCGCAAACCAGCGGTTAATGCTACAACGGCTGATCTATTACAACTGAATATCTGATCTTGTACTACCAAACGTCTGCCTGGACATGGGTTCGCCATTAGTTCACAACTGGTAACATGTACTGATGGCGAACCAGCTCCCAAACTCAACCAATTGCTGCGGTGTGATATAAAAGGTTCTATACGAAATTTCTGATGGAACAGCATGTCAGGACGTATTCTAACAAACCATTCCGTGTGTGGATCCAACAACAATTGCTGATTAGCCGCTGATAAAAAGTCGCAAAACTGTTGTGCATTTGTATGTAGTTTACCGGCATATATTGGATGTATATTATTAAATAAATCAATTAAATTGTTATCCACTATTAGACCCTGTCGCTGTTGATCCACTGTGCATGTATGTACTGATGTTGGCGCTAGTGCTGACTTTAACATATGACTGGTACGCTGTAATACTGCTGGATGATCACTGTTTAAATATAAATGATGCCCGTAGTCATTATCTAATTGCGGATATATACGGTCCACTATACTCGTACACCCACGGGCTAATGCCAGACGATAATCCTCAGGACTATTATCAAACTGAGCCCCATCCACATTCATATTCGATATTAAACAAACTCTGGCCATCTACCACTGATGCCCCCGTAATAACTCCGCCAGCGACTGAAAGAAATCCCAAGACATTACTGGCGGCGAAGCCGCTTCGCCGTGAACGGGTCGATATAACACTGTGTGCAAGCGACGGGGCTCCACACTCACAGCGATATGATTTAATTGAATTAATTTACCAATCCCGCCCTCTATAATAGTATAAGGAATATCGGCGGAATACTGTTCGGGATGATCTCTAATCCTGACAATATCCTGATAACAACTGTTCATCCACTGGCTGATATTGGGTAGGATTTTTTCTAAACTGGCTTGGTCCCAACACATGCTGATATCATTAACATGTAGCGATCGTACACTA